TTATACCTTCGGGTTTAATATCTTACTGTTATTCACATTCGGAGCTTTCGGCCTGAGATTCTTTGCATATGCCATGTTCCTTGTGACATTCTCATACTGCTTATGAATATTCTCATAGCTTGCAGTTTTTACATTTCCATTCTCTGCAACCATCGAGGGCTTGTTTTTAGGAATAAATCCCACATAAGTTCTGCCCTCATCTGCCACAAATACATTTTCAACCGGAAGTATGAGATGCTTTTCATTTTCTCCGTATGTGCCCGGGATACGTGATACAAAATACCCTTTTTCACGCATCTTTTTTGATACAGACGTGAAAGCCATATTATCAACCAGCGTCTCCCTGTTTATCGTGACCATTTCATAGTTGCCGTCTTTCTTAAGTCTTGCGAACTCCTCACTGTCGTCCTTCTGCATTACATTTACTTTAGGTCCGGGCACTTCATGCTCCTCAAATTCACTGTTTACTTTCTGATATTCCAAAGAAGCATTGTTTATATATTCATCTTCATTTACCGCTGCCGTGTCCATATATGATTCATTATCCATTTCATATATGTTTCCGGGCTGTTTTTCCTGTTTCAGCATGTCCTCCCGGTACATTTTTATCCATATTTCAAACTTGTTTCTGTCTGCGTTTGCAACTGCTATCTGGCTGTTGTCATTTCCTACCTTAAGGTCGGGAAGAATCGAATAATTCATTTTCAGTGCATTAAAGTCACGACAGGCATCCTCAAGTTCTTTTCCCTCAAACGGAAGATTAAAAATTGTATAATTTCCTTCCGTGAAATTTTTTAGATCAGTAATTTCCTTTTTTCCACCGGACATCTGTACCCTTATATGAGATGCAAACCATGACTTGAATATCTGGTCATCCTTATTCATTACTGCAATCTGTATTGTTCCGCTCTCACCATCTACCTTGGGCAGTACACAGCATTTCTTTAGTCCTTTTTCATTAAGCTGTTCAACAGGCGAATCTGCATCTATGCGCTCTTTTAGAATACTGATGTCATTCTGTATCCGCTTCTTTTCGCTTTTTTCCGATACGTTCTGCAGCTCAAGTTTAAGGGCTTCGAGCTGTTTTAAATCATTTACATGCTCTGTGGAAACCGGTATGCTGTATATCGTGTATTTTCCTTCTGACAGCTTTGCGAACGCAGCCAGGTCATCCCTGGATTTTACTGAAAGATAGCCTTTATATGCCAGCCTTGCCACAAACTGAACCAGTTTAATCTGCAGCATGTTTGCTGCATATACCATCTGCGTAATACTGCCGGAACTGTTTCTGACACTCATCATCATATGTTCAAATTCTCTGTCCGTATCCATTTAGCTTTCCTCCACGTCCTTGTTTCTGTTCTTTTTCTTCATGCGCCTTATTTTTTCCATCATATCGACGGAAATACCCGGGTGTATGAATTCCTCCATCTCTGCCGGTGTAACCCCCTCCTCAGCCAGGCTTAGCACATAGCTTATCTGCTCTGACTTATATCCTTCTTCTTTAAGCAGACTTATATATTCCGCTATGTCATTTTTCTGTCTGCGTTTCAGTCTCCTACGTTTAAATGATGCTGTTTTTTCTTCTTCATGCTTTACGTCAGCTGCGGCCGTTTGCTGTACTCCTGCATACGGCATGGTCATAGCTCCCTGTGGCGGCTTTATGTCGACAAACATGTCGCTGAGCTCACCTGTTTTCTTTTCTACTGTCATAATGCTCTCACCCAGCGTATTAATCTTTGCCTGTACTGCATCCGCAAGCTTTGACATATCCTTAAGTGTATTGTTACCTTTGCCTATAATCACACCGCATGCTTTCTGATATCTTATTTTCCTCAGATAGCCTGCAACATCAGTTTTTCTGTTATCAATTACCTCCTGAACATCCTTGACGGATATCTTGTCACATGCACACAGGTAAATTTCCCTTAACACATTTAAATTGGTTCCATTCTGTAGTGCAATATTCGTATAATCTGCACTCATGAAGTTTTCACCCTTCAGGAGCTCCATCAGGCAGTTAATTGCCTTGTCATTTTCCATTTTTATCACCTCTCCTTCAGGTACCGGAATCCGGCACCTTTAAACGCAAATGAATTATTTTCCATATGCCTTTCACCTCTCATATTTTTATTTGGTGTAATTTCAGCGGTTTTCTTATTTCATTGGTCTCTGCCATGTCACTTCTTAGATTAATATCAGCGACTCTGTCCGCATATTTAAGCTGTGACTGGGGCATTGAGCCTTTCTCGTAAAAAGAATAAATCTCATCACTTCCTGCCGCTGCAATTATGTGGTCATACAGTGGAATTCCAAGAAGCTCACCTGCCTTTGACATAACATCTGTCACATGTATATCCTCAAGCGAAGGCTGTGATGAGCCGCCTGGATGGTTGTGAAGAATTATAAAGCCATTGGCATTTGACAGTATTACCGTCTTCATTATTTCCCTGGGTGATGCAATAGCTTTGTCGACTGCACCCATTGAGCATATGCACATATTTACCGGATTAAGCTTTGCATTAAGACATATGACGCACATTACTTCACGGTCGTATTCCCTTAATATGTCTGATACAAATCCTACAACCTGTTCCGGTCTTTTAAGCTGTTTATCAGATATAAGTGTTTTTTCCTTCACCAGACGTATGCCAACCTGGTCTAATACATATACTGTATCACTCATTTTTCTCCTTTCCTGCCAGTCCTATCTGCATTATAAAATCTTCATTCTCATCCATTTGTTCAAGTTCCTTTAGTATTTTTCTCTTTAACATAAACATTTCAAGACTTTCCTGTTTGATTTTTTCCATATTTTCCTCCTGCGTACCGGAATCCGGTACCTTTATATTTTTATGGTGCCGGATTCCGGCACCCTCATCATATTTTTATATATTTCTCTTTAATATCATTTCTCTGCGCCTGTTTGTTTTGCGGGGCATTCTGTGGTGTTTCTTTTCTGTCTGCATCAAGCTGGGCATTTAAAAAAGACAGTCTTTTCAGTTTTTCTGAAAGAATGTCTTCTTTGTCAAATTCTTTTGTTACCTCTGTTTTGGCTATCTCAAGCTTCGCGCATGTATCTGCAAGAGCTTCTTCTGCCTCTGTGAGTGTCCTGTCAAATGAGGCCATGCAATTGTTAAGCCTTGTTATCATGCCATGCGGATCAGATGATATCTCTAATATATGCTCCATTTTTCCCTGCAGGAAAACACGGAAACCGTTTTCAAATACATCAAATCTGCCATATAAATCAAATCCGCAGTATCTGCCGACTTTCTCCCTGTCAATGCTTTTAGCGTCCTTTACAGCCGCTATCAGTGCTGCTCCTCCGTCTTTCTTGTCAGTATATGTCATGCCATTTACAGTTATTGCAAACTCTTCATCGCTTTTCATCTGATTGGCACCGCGTGTAATTATGTCCTGCCTCAGTCCCTCAATTTTTTCTTCAAGCTTTGCTATCCTGACCGGGTACTCCTTATTAATTGCATCCTCAAGCCTGTATTTCTGGCTTTTGAAATTTGCTTTCAGAAGTTTCAGCTTTGCAACTTCTGTATCGAGTGTCATTTTTTCCTTAATGTATGGATTTCCAGTGGCAAGTGCCTTTACCTCTGCATATGACAGTGCAGCTTCATCCACATCGTCGCAGGAACGTACCGGAGATTTACTGGTCATAATCTGTCCGATGAATTTCTGCTTATTCTCAATGAGCTGCCACGAATAAGAATCAAATGTATTTTCCGTTACATACCTGAATATTTTCACCCGCTCATTCCTGTTGCCCTGGCGGAGTATTCTGCCCTCCTGCTGTTCTATGTCAGATGGTCTCCACGGCACATCTATGTGGTGAAGTGCTATGAGCCTTGTCTGCACATTGGTACCGGCTCCCATCTTTGCTGTTGAACCTAACAGAAAACGTACCTGGCCGCTTCTTACCTTTGAAAACAGCTCAGCTTTCTGTTTTTTTGTATTGGCATCATGTATAAAGGCAATTTCCTTATCCGGCACCCCCTTGGCAATCAGCTTGTCCTTAATGGCATGGTACACGTCAAAACCACCGTCACTGCGCGGTGTTGAAGCGTCACAGAAAATAAGCTGCGTTGATTTGTCTTCCGCTGTCTCCTTCCATATGTCATATGCCCTGGCAGCACATGCATTCACTTTTGAATTCTCATTGTCAGGCAGATCCGGATTTATGAGCCGCTGGTCAATGGCACATTTGCGTCCATCGCTCGTTACCTTGAGCATATTGTCGATGCTTGAATCAACCCCTCCTTTTCTTATGTTCTCTGCCCTGTCCCCAAGCGATTTGACTATATCCTGCTGAAACACACTCGGCTTTAAAACCACATTCTCGTAATCACATTCAGGCACAGGAAGTTTAAGCATGTCAGCTGTCTGTATATCTGCACTCTCTTTAAAAAGGGATATAAGCTCCGGCAGATTGAAGAACTTCGCAAATCTTGTCTTTGCACGGTATCCAGTGCCTTCCGGTGCAAGCTCAATTGCTGTCTGTGTCTCTCCGAATGTTGAAGCCCAGGCATCAAAGTTTTCAAATCCAAGCTCCTTTAACCGGCCCGCCTGCAGATAACGCATATTGGTGTAAAGCTCAGTCATGGAGTTTGATATAGGTGTGCCTGTTGCAAATGTTATGCCGCGGCCGCCTGTTATCTCATCAATATATCTGCATTTTCCGTACATGTCCGATGCCTTCTGTGAATCATTCTGTGAGATTCCCGCAACATTTCTCATTTTGGTAAACAAAAACAGGTTCTTAAATTCCTGGCTCTCATCAACAAACAGCCTGTCAACTCCAAGCTGTTCAAATGTAACTGCATTATCCTTTTTGCCTGCATCATTAAGTTTAGCAAGCCTTACCTCCAGATTTTTCTTTGTCTTTTCCATCTGTTTGATGGTAAAATGCTCGCCGTTTGATGCCTTAGCCTCACTTATCGACTCAGTAATCTCATCTATCTGTTCCTGCATGAGTCTCTTCTGTCTTTCATCTGACAGTGGTATTTTAGCGAACTGGGTGTGTCCTATGATAACTGCATCATAATCACCTGTTGCAATCCTCGCACAGAATCGTTTTCTGCGTGCCGGCTCAAAATCCTTTTCAGTTGCAGCAAGAATATTTGCCCCCGGATACAGACGTAAAAAATCCCCTGCCCACTGTTCTGTCAGATGGTTTGGAACAACAAAAAGCGACTTGTGGCACAGTCCCAGCCTCTTCGATTCCATCGCAGAAGCAATCATCTCAAAGGTCTTTCCCGCGCCCACACAGTGTGCAAGCAGCGTATTGTCTCCATACATGACATGTGCTACTGCATTCAGCTGGTGAGGCTTCAGCTCCACATCAGGTGTCATTCCCGGAAACTTGAGATGTGATCCGTCATACGTTCTCGGTCTTGAAGAGTTGAATAGCTCATTGTATTTTTTTACAAGTACCTCCCTTCTTTCCGGATCTCTGAATATCCAGTCCTTGAACGCCTCCTTTAATGCATCCTGTTTCTGCGATGCAAGCATTGTCTGCTCCCTGTTGACTACACGCTTTTCGCTGCCGTCAGGCTGAAGTATCCTGTCATAGACTTTTACATCCTTAAGGTTCAGCGTATTTTCAAGTATCTGATAAGCATTAATTCTGCCGGTTCCGTATGTGCCTGTGACAAGGGGATTATATGAATCTGCATTCTTTCCTTTTATATTCCATTCACAGTTTATAGGGGCAAATTTTACTGCCACCCACTCCCTTGAAAACAGTCTCTGTGGTGTATGCAGCACATCCTTCATAAACTGCTCTATATACTCTGCGTTAATCCATGTAGCCCCAAGCCTCACTTCTATCTCTGATGCTGTAAGAGGTTTTGGCATTGCCTTCTTAAGATATTCCACATTATCGGAATATGATGCATCCCCCTGTAATGCTTTTTCTGCAGAAATCAGTTTCTTTCTTATGTTTCCGGAAAGATATTCCTCTGAAGTCTGCCAGGTACCGGATTCCGGCACCTTAAAAATAATGCCCTTAAGGTCACTTATTATTTTCTCCCGGCTTTTCCCAGTAAGCCCTTCCATATATTCAAGGTCAACAGCTGCTTTTTCTCCCATCGAAACGGACAGTGCCTCAACAGATGTATCCACATGTGTAACAGGGACAGCCTTTCTGATGGTTCTTTTGGTAAACATGTCCGCTTTGCCCGCAACCTTTCCGTCATCATCAGTCTCTTCTAGTGATGATATAAGGCTGTAGCCTGCGTCTTCCCTGAATGCGGTCTGGTTTGTCCTGGAATTTAAGTACCCGAACTTTTTTACGAAGCTGTCGTAAACACTGTTGAGCCTTGCCTGTGATGCCCTGATTTCTTCATCGGATGCATCATCAAGCTGTAATTCAATAAGCTCTGACACGCTGTCCCGCACATCAATTAGGCCTTTCATGCGCTCAGCTGTTTTTTCCGGAATGTCCTGTGGACGCATTATTGAGTTTTCCCTGTAATATATTTTTCCATTTACTGAACAGTATGAGAAATTTTTAACTCCTGCCTCTGCAGGTATGCTTTCATCCTCAAGCTCTTCATCAGATATTTCAGTATCATCAATGGAAATTTCGCCGCGTATCATCTGTACAGCCTGCCTGAGCCTGTCTGCCAGTGAAGTGCCGGATTCCGGTACGCAGGCACTCTCCATTCCATGAGGACCGCTTACCATTTCCATTTTGCCAAGCACCATGTGCGGATTGTTAACGAAATAGCTGTTCATCTCTATTCCGTTTTCATCTGTGCCGAGATGTATCCAGTCTTCATCCGTATCTATGTACATATCCCTCTTCTTCAGAAAAATGATGTCTGATGTAACGGATGTTCCGGCATTTTTAAACGCATCGTTTGGAAGTCTTATTGCTCCTAACAGCTGTGTTCTCTGGGCTATATACCTTCTGACTGAAGGATTAGCCTTGTCCATGGTGCCCTTGCTTGTGATAAAAGCTATCACTCCTCCCGGACGCACCTTGTCGATTGTCTTTGCAAAAAAATAATCGTGGATATAGAAATTGTGTTTGTCATATGACTTATCCAGAACTTTATACTGGCCAAACGGCACGTTTCCTATGGCCACATCAAAAAAATCATTCTGAAAATCTGTCTTTTCATAGCCCTTCACATCTATGTGTGCATCAGGATATATAAGCTGCGCCATCTTTCCTGTTACCGGGTCAAGCTCCACTCCGTAGAGTCTAGATGCACTCATATCTGCCGGCAGCCTTGAGAAGAAGTTTCCTATTCCCATTGATGGCTCAAGGATATTGCCTTTTGTAAAGCCCAGGTTGTTAAGCACCTTATACATCGCATCAATGACAGATTTATCCGTAAAATGTGCATTAAGTGTGCTCGCCCTTGCACTGTCATATTCAGTGGTTGTCAGCAGGCTTTTTAATATGCCGTATTCTTCTGACCATGAAGCATTTTCAGCATCAAATATTTCCGGTATTCCTCCCCATCCAAGATATGCGGACATGATTGTCCTCTCATCGGCTGTTGCAGGACGTTTTTCATTTTCTATCTGCTTGAGAATTTTGAGTGCTGAAATGTTACGCTGTGCTTTCTGCCTCTTGGTAAGTGTGGATGCATCAGCTTCTGCCAAAACTAAAAGAGCAGTGTAATCAGCTGCTCTTTCGGTAAAATCTTCATTATTCTGTTGTTCTGCATTATCCGGATGTTCAGCCTCTGTTTCATCTAATGCCTCCGACTGAGTATCATTTTCCGTCTTATCCGGCTCTATATTTATAAAATCTGTAAAGCTGAGCTGCTCTGGTGCCTCGGATTTATGTTTATCCGTGGACGGCTCCTGCATTTCTGTTGTTTGAGAAATATTATCTGATTCCTCAGCTTCCGGAATAATATCATTATTTTGTCTGTCACGGCTTTTGTACTCACCGGTTAGTATAAGGGTTCCGATTTCCTGTTCAACGCTGCTCCATGACAGTGTGCCTTCTGCTTCGCCCTGCTCATCACGCCACTGGAAACGTATGCCCTGAGAACCATATGTGTCATATCCATGAAGCCCCATGCCGTCAACCGGCCAGCTCGCCCCGCCAAGTCCGTATTCCTTTTTGATAAGTGCTGTTCTTTTACCAGCCTCCATCTCATTCTGGAAAATCTGTACGACTCTGTCAAAGCCTCCTTCAAAGCCGGTTCCACGGAGCATGACCTGTCTAATATAGTCATGAGGTATATAATCAGCTTTCCGCGGATTCAGATAGCCGTATTTTTCTACCTTTATGCGCTGCTCATCCTCTGTCGGCAGCTCTGGCATGAAATATAGTCCGGTACCGGATTCCGGTACATACTCATCCTCACTGGTACCGGATTCCGGTACAATTTCATTTTCTATAAAGTGTAGATCACTGTATCCCTCACTATTTCCTCCGCCCTGTTCAGGATGCTGTTCATCATTCGTATCCATTTCAGCTGGTCCTGCATCTTCAGCTGCTCTGTCACTCCTTCCTGTTTTTTCATCTGCGGCACGATTCTGTCCATCTCGTCCTGTGCTCTCTTCTGTACCTCCAGGCAGTGTTCCTGAAGTTCCCCGAACATTAGCATCGTATCGAACTTCGCCCTGTAATTCTTTTTCAGCCAGGTCCTGTGCATAAGTCCGAATTTCGTCAGCGGCTCCTGTGGTTCCTTGTTCGGTATAAGGTTCGGTATCTCGTAGTCCCCTGCTTTGATGTATTCGAGTTCCATATGTTTTATCCTCCCTCTCTGCACTTTTACGCTTTAAAGCATTATAGTCCACACTGGGGTCCCTGTCAATACCATGCACCCTGTCATAGGTTAAAACTGCAATTCCAACTTCACGCAGTGCCTGCTGTGCTGCATCCGTCATGCGTGAGGAAAGCTCACAGAAATCACTTTCAGGCATGTCTTTTATAAATGACATATCATAATCAGGAAAACCGCCTGTCGATAAGCCCATTCTTTCCTTTATCATCCGGTTAAGGCCGTACCTGAAAAAAACCCTGACGTTTCTGCGGTACTCATCCATCTTGTATTTTTCTTCATCAAGTTCACTTAAAGGACTGTTGTCAGACGAATACTTTTCTTGTGCAATATCAGCTGCATACTCATCAGCCAGATATTCCACAAGATAGTCCATTGTATGTTCTATAGACGGCTCCTTTGTGTCATATTTATCAGTCTGCGGCTGTAGTCCATATACTTTTAACAGACGATTCTGTATCGTTTCCGTGTGATATGGTTTTCGTATCCACAGTCTCGGCAGATGTCCTCCCATTTTAGGTACAACACTGGTTACATCCCATACATACTTAAGTTTTCTGCTGTTGCTTTCATCAATAAGGGCAATGCCGCGGTTGCCTTTCTTAATCCAGCAGCCCATTTTAGAGTTCCATATGTTCATTGTAGCGCATGCAACAGCATCAGGCCGCTGTGCATATATGAGAATCTGATCCATGAAACGGTACCTGTACACACGTGATGCATGTTCAAGAAAATCGTTCCAGGCGTTTAAGTCTTGTCTGATGCGCGACTGTGTTTCATGAGCCAGCGCCTTAACTTCATATAGCTTCATTGGCTGTCACCTCGGATAAATGCTAGATTTCAGGTTTTATATTTTTTTCATAAGAAATTTTTCTTGATTCCTGCGGAATAATATCAAGCTTATTCCGCGTTACCATTTCTATTGAGTTTTCTTTTCTGTCATACATATACACCTGATTCGAGAGTCTTTCAGACGGACTGACAGCATCCATGTTTGTCTGCTGTATAAAAGCCGAAAGGTCATCACAGTCAGGCACCAGCCTTGCATCCATGGCAAGCACTTCATGCGTGCTTGACGGAATGATAATCAGATTTCCTTCCACCCGGTCGGACAGTTCTTTAAATACCTCTGTGTCGAGCAGTACTGTTGCACCATTGTTTGAGGTGTTCTGGACTATCCACGGATATCCTTCAGACAAGCTGCTTACATCCCCTCCTAAAAGGTCTGAAATCTGCTCATCACTCATTCCTCTGGCTTTAAGCTGACCATACACATAATCAAACAGGTTGGTTATATTCACCTCAAAAAGTCTGGACATATTTTTTTCTGCCGTATCAAAAAGTTCCTGCTCTGACATTCCAAGCGCAGCTGCAATTTCATTATTTACCATAATAGTTTTTGACAGACCGTCATGATCAGACAGACATATGTTGTATGAAACAGTCAGGTCGTTCAGCTGTCTTGTCGGGCACCCTGCCAGTCTTTGTGCATTAGCTTTCGCATTTGAAATTTCATAAATGATATTTTGCCTGAATCCCTCATCCAGTACATCCTGATATTCATTCACCGGTGCTACATCATATGCCATCAGTACAATATCTGCAGCATTTTTTATAACAAGTTCAATATCCTCTGACAGTTTGTAGTCCTCATACAGCTGTGTCATATTAATGACTGGACACACATTTGTATCTTCTTTTCTTACTACAAGTCCGTCGTAATCCATGCCGTTTACTTTTTTCACACGCTTCAAATGAAGTTCTGAATTCTGATACTCCCGAGGCAGGTAGTCAAGTACTGCATTTTCCACAACATCCTTAAAAATTTCATATTTCATCATTATTTTTCATCCTCCTTTATCTCAGTCTCTGCAGTCTTTTTCAGATATGCAATCAGCCTGTCCGTCTCATGTTCATTAGTATTGTGTTGCATCTCCATCAGATAAATTTTTTCGTTCATGTTCCATTCTCCTTTAAATTTTTATATATTTTTGTTAAACGTGCCGGATTCCGGTACGCGGCTAACCTGTTTTGTTTTTCTGCCGGTAAACTCCTGTTCAGTCTTTTTAATTCTTCTTAACATGCGCAGTTCCTTTCCAAGTTCCTTTATCTCTTGTGAAAGTCTTTCCATATCTTTTTTTGAAATATCATCATCCGGCAGATATTCCTTGAGCTGTTCATATTCATCCTGAAGGGCTTCAAAAGCTTCATCACTGATATCAGGATTCTTCAATTCGTTTTCTAGCTGCTCTTTTCTGTCAAGCTGTTTTTTCTGTCTACTGTCCAATGCCTCTGAAGCATCCTTTTTATTCCACTTTTCCCTTTTAAGTGAATTTATCATTTCTTCAAGCCTGCTTTCCCGGTCCTGTATGTTATTCATGTTTTTTAAATTGTTCATTTTAATGTATGAGCACTCATCGAGAAGCCTGTCTATAGCCATAATGTCTCTTCTGACGCCTTTTGTAACTGCATACGGATTAGGCAGCCTGTAAAAGCTTACCGCCTGGTAAAGCCTTCGGTATGTGCCTGTGTTTTTATATATTTCGTCAATCGATGCAAGCTTCTCTTTTTTCTCAAGGTTATCAGCAACTTCTTCATACATCTTGCTTCCGCTTTTCTGCTTTATGCGTTTTGCTATATCCTCCGGAGAATATCCGGATGGCATGTTATAGCTTCTTCTTCTGTGTTTTTTTCCGGCATCGTCCGTGTATGTGTATGTAAAATAAGTCGTGTTCTTCTTCTTTGACTTTCCGGCTCTTACTGAATATCCTGCCATCTTCATATGCTCCATGAACTCCGGCAGTGTATCAGAATGTTTTAAGGCAAGGTCAATGTCTGCTCTTATCACATGTGTCCAGTTCATTCTGCCGTTTTTCTTTTCATTCCATTCTGCATATGAGAGCCCTTTCTTTTTATTCTCTTCAAATTTCAGTGGCTTAAGGCCATGCTCCATGCATATTTCATCCGTAACCGGCTGTATATATCTTTCCCAGTCACCATTTTCATATCTGTATTTGTATCCATCAGTTCTGCTTACAGAATTAAATATAAGGTGCGAATGGATATGATTTTTGTCAGTGTGCGTTGCAAAAACATAGTCATAGTTTTCGCCAAGATACTTTTTGGCAAACTCTTTTGTAATTTTATAAGCTTCATCCGCATCCGTTTCCCCGGGCTCGAATGAAATTACAAAATGATATCCCTGCCTGCCATGCATCTTTCCATACAGTTCTTTTGTGTCCAGGAATGTCTTTATGATATCTTCACTGTCATATCCTGCATTGCCGCCGACATATAAACCGTCACACGTTTTTGCTTCGTTATTTTTTTCATCAAGAATATATTTCACAGCATTGGCCAGATGTCTGTGCGGCACCGCTGGTGCCTCCTTCATGTGCATAAGCTTTGTAACCGCCAAGTCTGTTTGCCTCCCATCTATGTACAAAAAGAACGTACCGGATTCCGGTACGTTCAATAAAAAAGAATCTAAGATGCTTTATCTTAAATTCTTTTTGCTACAACGTAAATGTCAACTGTTCATTCCTCTATTTTTTCCGTGAGCTTTTCCAGCCTGACGTTTAATTCTTTCATGAGCTCAACAACATATTCTGCATCACGCATATCGCCGATATTACTGTTAAGCCTGTGTGCTATCTGATTGATGTTCACTCCGATTTTTCTGACCTGATGGTTAAGGTCTTTTAATTCCATGTCTACACGAACGTCTTTTTTTCCGGTCTGTGACAGCACAAGGTTCCTTATATAGGCAGACATGTCCCATCTGCCTCCATATGTGAACCGTGTTTCAGTTTTTTTCATTTCATCAATAAGAGTGTACTCCTCCTGTGTCACCCTGAAGGTTATCTTTCGGTCTTTCATTTTCACTATCCTCTAATCCTGTCAGAAGCTGTATCTTCTCCCTGAAGCTTTCAATATTATCTGCATCAACTTCACCAAGCAGGTCTCTCACTATGTCTCCGATCAGTGAATCATTTTCGCGCTTCAGACGTTCCTCTTCTTTTTTCAGTTCATCTCTTAATCCCTTGATTTTTTCTTTGTATTTCTGTTCTGATTTCTTTTGCGCCTCTGTCGTTTTTGCAATCTCAAGCTGAAGTTTTTTTATTTTTTCGTTAGTCATTTTTTCCTCCAATAAAAACGAACAGGCGGTGTTGAATCTGCCTGTCCGTTTCTTTTACAATTATATTCTACAACATGCAACTATTAATATCTACCACCACTTACTACCACTATTTTAAGTTGGCAGGTCCGGCAGGTCATCATTCATGTACTCTGCCTGTTTCTGGTATTCCCTGTGGCGCCTGTACAGAGTGGCTTTTGAAACACCAAGTGACTCGGCAGCCTGTGTTACGGTCATGCCTGAGTCTATCATCCTGTAGACCTTTTCCATATCTATCCAGGTGCGGCTTTTCTTTTTTCCAAGATTTTTTCTAACTGTCATGTTATCCATCTGCACTTTCCTTCTTTCTCCTTAAGTGCTTTCGTTCCTCCTCCATCCTCCTGTATAGGGTGCGCGGTGATACCTTCAGTCTTGACGCTATCTGCCTGTTGGGCAGTCCCTGTCTATACAGAATAAGATACTGATCCATATCAATTTCTTTTCTTGGTCTGTGCGGATACTCCTTTTGTTTTTTTTCGCTCACAAAAACCACCTCCGGCTCACGATTTTTTTCCAGTCTGTTCATATTTTTTTACTTAATTTGTCCCTTGATTTTTTCTAGTCAGGCTGTTGGGGTAAACCTCTGTTTCTGTTATGTGTCAGCATTGTATCACCTTGTTTCAGCATCATTTCACTGACATATCACAGGTGTCTCTTTTATGTTTCAAATGTATTGAAAATGTATTCCAAATGCGTATAATTACGTTTCTTTTTTATCTCACATGTCTTATACATGTCTCACATTCGTTTCAAAACATGTTGTTTATGTGCGTTTTAAGTCATTTTTCGAGCAGAAACACACTTTATTACATTCTCAACGTAGACTAATTATTTGCAAGATACGCATTCTGTCCGACAGAATACATTTCTTGTCAAGGGCGCCGCCCCTGATACCCCGGTAAAATATTTTTTTATATCATGACATCACGCTTTTCATCCAGCCATTTAAAAAATCCTGACATGAAATATCATCATCAGCTGAATAAAAATCGCTCCTGTACCTGTAGACAGATTCAATCAGGCTGCTCTGCACTGAAAGTATTTCTTTTTGCTCTTCATTCAGTGTGCCAATGAATTCATAGAGTTCATTTTTTATCTGCTTTCTTACTTCAATTTCATCAGAGTGTGCAAAAATATTTTCCTTGCTTGTTGCCATCATTGAAAGAAAATATCTCTGAAATTCGTTTGCAATTTTTTCTTCTAACATCATATCTTTTCTCCTGTACTTTACTGTCCGGCTGTTGCATCCTGCGTCTGCCCGGCCTGTGGCTGCGATGTGTCCTGTGTCTGTTCCGCCGACTGTCCGGCCGCTGCATCAGTTGTTTCCGGAAAGACCGCATTGGGATCATCTTCCGGTGAAACATCACGTACATCAGGTGCATTGTCCTGTTCATTCTCCGTGTTACTGCCTGAGCCGTCAGCTTTGATTTTTTTCACTTTAAGATATCCGTCTTCATCAAAATAATATTCTGTATCCGCCTCAGTTTCTTTTATTTTTTCTGTTGCATTTTCTGTCCCTGCCGTGGTTTCCCTGACTTTATTTTTTTCTGCATTATGAGTATGTTTTATAAGCATGACACCCATTACGCATGCAGCTGACACGAGCAGGATAAAAAGCAGGATAAAAAGTGTCCTGCGGATTTTTTCATATGGATTTTTTCTCATTATCATCACTTCTTTCTTAGTGTAACCGGTGTGATGTATTCTTCAAGCTCGTCTGCATCAAATGCAAGCTCCTTGGTTTTTTTCTCATAGCCAAGTTCACTTATGAACCTTGTAATTGACATTCCATACCATTCCTTGAAGCCTAAAAATATAACCGGGAATGCAAGCGGTATTCCGAAATAACATCCGACATTCAGTGCTATGTTGAACTTGAAATATACAAGTGCTGTTACACCTGCAATGATTAAAAGTGCAGCCGCAACACACAGCACTTCTTTTAATGTATAACCGAACATGAATTCATTTTTATATTCAGTGTCGGGGTCCTTGTTGATTGGTATTGTCATAAAATTATTCCTCCCTAAAAAATCCAGCGTGCCGGATTCCGGTACGCTGTCAGTTATTTTCCTGTCCTGCCGCATCAGCCGCTGTATCATCCTGCGGATACTGCGGAGTTCCATAGCCAGCTATCTTTGAATATGTGATTGAATATGTATGCTCTTTTACATGGCTTCCTTTATGGTAAGGTGTGGTGCTGCTTCTTCCGCTGTTGCCTTCTATTGTTGTAAGCTTTTTTGTTTCAGGATTATATCCTGTCACAATTCCTGTATGGCTCATTCCGTTTCCGAAAATAATAATGTCACCTGCCTTTGGCACATATCCGCTTGCTGCATCATGATACAGGTTATTGTTAATATACCACTGCTTTGAAGCTGCGACACTTGCAGTCTTTGGCATGATACCCTTTTCAATAAAGCCACACTTGTCTGCACAGTATGACACGAACATGGCACACCAGTTCGCATCCATCCCATACCAGTTTTTGTACCTGTATCCTCCGACTGTCTTGTCCGCATCATTAAGTTCATTCTGTGCTGCCTCTACTATCTGTGTGCAGACAGTTCCATTGTTATCACCCTGTCCTCCTGATGCATCGACAGCTGCCTGCATTATTACCGTCAGGCTTGTAAGCATAACTGTAATACATATTATGGCTGCCATGAGAAGCATAATTAAATTGTTATTTTCTCCTGCCTGCGAAACACTGTAATCACTGACAGCCGCTGCAGTCTCATGTTTTGCCTGCTGTGTCTGTTCAGCCTGTGTCTGTGCTGTCTGCTGTTGCATTTTCTGTGAAACCTTTACTGCAGCCTGTGCAGCATTTTTTGCTGTATCAACAGCAGCTGTCACCGCAGCTGTCACCCCAAATGTTGCTGTACCGGTCAACGCTCCTGACGTTGTTCTTACAGCCGTACCGGCAGACTTTGCTGCAGTGCCGGCGGCTGTCTGCACATTCTTATTTACCATGGTCTTTGATTTAACAGTCAATATATTTTCTTTTTCTGTTTTATTTCCACGGAGATTCCTGTTTCTTTTAATGATATCAGATGACCACTGTTTCTTAGACAGTTCCTTCTGGTACATTTTGTTATATCTTTTCTTCTGCCTTCTGCTCAGGGTGCCATATAATGCTCTGCTCTCTTCTGCCAAAACGCTCTGAAGCTCAGGCATTTTTTCTTCTGAAGCATTATTATTTCTGTTTTCTTCATCATACCCGCCGTTAAACTGTACATCAAAATTTTTTACAGCATTCCCTGTTTTTTTCGCGGCCGATGCAGTAAATCCGCTCACATGTCTTATGACTGTTCCACCTGTTTTTATTGTACGCTCCGTGGTTCTTATTTTTGATTCCTGTGCCGTTATTACACGCATGTCATTTCCCCCGGTTTAAATCACAGATAAAAAGTTTCCTTTGAAATGTCAGCCTCTTCCTGTTTCTTTTTCTTTTCTGCCTGCTTATGGAAATTTGTATCAAATGATGCAAACAGCGGATTGCTCTCACTCATTCTCGCATCCATCAGATATACATTTCCACGCCATACAAGCACTCCGCAGCCTTCAGTATTTTCTTCAAGTGCCTTAAACTCTGTTGGTGAGAATTCCTGAATCTTGGCAAGATTTGCTGCATCAAGCCCACCCTGGTCAAAGAACACCTTGAACGGACAGTTTGAGAACATGTCTCTCAGCGATGGATTTTCAAGCACGTGTGTAATATTCTGGGCAGCAAGCGTAACTATGGCTCCAACCTTACGGTATGTCTCAATTGCATACAGAAGCTGTGCTGCCGTTGTTTCTTTCTCACACAGCACCTGCGCCTCATCCACAATCAGGTGGAGTGCCTGCTTTGTTTCCTGGTTTGTATCAATTCTCATTGAGAGAAAATGCATTATTGTCAGCATGCACGGCTCCCATATCTCCTGGTCAATATTTTTAAGACCGAAGCCTATAAGCCTGCTGTTCATGTCAAGGTTTGTTTCATGTGCAAACATGTCGTATACACCTGTGGTGTAATCCTCAAGTGAGTCGACTATCTCCATAATTATTCTCTTGTCTTCAGTAAACTCAGCAGTATCAATCTGTGCTTTAATTTTTTCCCTGAGCAGCGGCAGAGTCGGGTATTTTTTCTTCTTTGCATGTTTTGAGGTCTCGTTAAAATATTCCTCATACATAGTCCTTACTGCACGTCCGACATAGTTCATGTGAATTCTGGTTACAACAATATTTGTCATGATTGAGGCACAGAATGAATTAGAAAAGTTTGTCATCCTTGCAATAAATTTATTCCGGACATTGCTGTCTCCATTCTCCACATAGTCAGGAATCTCATACGGATTCATATAAATTTTGCTCTGAGGTGTAAAATCAAAATACATTCCGCCTCTCAATGAGCGTATGAATTCCATCTGTTCATTATTCGGGTCAAGTATAATCACATCATCATCTGTAAACAGCAGAGGCTGTGCTATCTCTGTTTCCTTAATGAAAAATGATTTGCCGCTTCCAGTATGTCCTACCATAAAGCCATGAGGTGCAGGAAGAAGTTTTCTGTTACCGTATATGAGATGCTTTGTCGTTTTATTGAGTCCGTATACGATTCCGTTGCTGTCATGCACATCCCCTGCATAGAACGGCTGGAAAGCTATAGCTGACGAGGTATATAAAAACCTCATATGATTTACCTGACGTCCACCTATCGGAAGGACAGTGTTTAATGCCTTAAGCTGCCTGTGGTAATATGGTTCAAGCTCATAAGAGCTTCCCTTTGCCTTCTGTTTTAAAATATCCACCCTCTGTGTCAGCTCCTCAAGTGAATCTGCATACACCAGCACCAGAAGCCCGAGAAAAACTCCCTCCTCATCATTCTCATCAAGCTGATCCATGTCATCTTCCAGGCTCGTCTTCTTTTTGGTCAGGCTGTAGCTTGTAGTTGCTCCAAACTGCTTATTATTGTAATTTCTTGTACGCTCCTGGGCTATTACCCTTTCGTTATTTGCATGCGCGTTTTCAAGTCTGTCATGAATTACATTCTTTGGAACACGCTGCATGTCTATCGTAATGTATGTTGGAAAAAGTACATCACTTAAGCTGTGTATTACCTTGTCCTCTGAAAGAGACTGCCCAAACGCGGTTCCCACAAGCACTGATATGTATTGTTTATTGTTTATAACCATGTAGTCGGTATCTGACTGTATTGATGCCGGAAGTATCTGGTTTTTCCATCCGCTGTCATGTGGTGATATTCTTGCAGGAGGCAGGCACTCTTCCCCTGCCCGTAACATTCTCGACAGCAGTACCATTCTCTCTTCTGCAGACATTTTGTATATCCTGCTCCTTAAGTTACGGAAAATATTTGACAGTGTAGTGTCAATCGTTGCAAAGTATGCCTCAGCTTCTTCTAGAGAGTGCGCACGGCATGTCACAGTAAGAATCATTGTCTTTCTGATGTCCCTTGTTCCTTCATCTATCTTCTGGTTAATCCACTTTCCTATTCCTTTTTCTATCACAGGGTATTCCTGTCCGTTAATTGGATTGAATATCTCATTCACAAATGAATCCAGGTCTCTCTGTTCGTTTGCAAGTGTTATCTTAAAAGGTCCATCCAGAGATTTAAGCAGTGTCATTATCTCCAGCAGTGTACTGTCCTTTTTAGCGGTATCCTTATTTACATAATTGATATCCTCGAACATATAGCTCTGATCATACATTGCTTCACCTGTCATTGGCTCAATCTTAAAGTTGCCGTTTTCATATGCCCTGTCAATGCAAAGCCATTCCTTGACGCTCCGAGGCACCTTTACTACCGGCACGCTTAAAGCTCTTCCCTTTTCAAATTCACTATTTGCATCTAATTTTGCCATTATGTTTCCTTTCCTTTAAATCCCAAAAGTCTGTTTCAGGAATGAGTCTGCACCTTTTACTCCTGCAGCTGTCAGCATCATCATGAACATATTTTCAATGCATCCAGTCGGCAGGATTATGTCAGTAAGAATGTTGTCTCCCAAGAAATCATGCAGGTTCAGCTTCGAGACCAGTACCACAAACATCACTATGACAACTATTGAAAATGATTTACTGAGTAATGTTTTAATCCATGCTCCTGCAGCATTCTGTATTCCCGGTCCTCCGGGAATACACGAAACCGCAAGTGGTCCCGTTGCTGCAAGCATGTATAACTGTATAGTTCTGCCAACCATTGTGATAAATATGGTAGCTGCACATACAATCGCTATTACCAGGAAGATTATGCCAATAACCATCAGTACCATAAGCTGTACTTCATTGACCGATGAATCTTCCAGTCCTCTAAAATCACTTTCACCTATTATAACCCCTCCGGTTACTTTGGTTACTGAAAATACCCATTTGCTGAACCATAGTACCGAATTTATTGCAAGATTGCCGAGCAGTACCTTAATCAGCACATTGACTCCGGTTTCAATTGTCATGCTCTCCCTAAGGTTTCCAACCTGCCTGCATATGCCTATGTAAAAGAAAAGATTCAGCATTGTGGCTGCTATTGCCTGAAAGAACGGAAAAAGAGTACCACTGACATATGCCCATGCTGTAGACGATGCACCTTGAGGTGTGTTTAATCCAAAACCAAGGCTGAATCCCAACATATAATTGTATAGCTTAACTCCAATAATATATAAAGGTGCAAGGCCGCTTGTAATCCAGTCCATTAAACCACTCCCTTACATTATTGCTGCCAGTATCTGCGGTGCCATTGCCATTACAAAACCGCCTCCAATACGTTTGAATGCGTTTGCCTGCATTGTACCCTCAGATCCCTGAAAGGCGATGCCCCACTCTGAAATTCCCCAGAGTGTAATTATTGAACCGATGGATGAAACAATTCCACTTACAAGATTCTGCAGCGATGTAAATTTTGCTGTTACAACATTTGCTGCCTCCGCTGCGTATACCGGTGACACTTCACCTGCCATGATTACTGTAGTAATAAGCAGTGCAAGCATAACCTGGAAGAAACGTACCGCATCCACATTCTGTATTCTGTACTTTATCATTTTTATATGCCTCCCTATTTTTTCTTTTTTGCAAGTGCCACAATGCCTACTCCGATAAAGCTCAGCAGGAGCCATGAACCGAAGAATATCATTCCCATAAACTGTGCCATATCCGGCTTAAATTTAGCAAGCAGCGCCGTCAGCAATAATGCAAGCATAAATGCTGCTACAAATGTAACAATGAAACCAACTGGTATTTTCTTCTTTCTGTGCATAATAATTTTCTCCTTTTAAAAAACGCAGAGCCTCACAGCCCTGCGTTAATCATTGTTTGTAGGTAATTGGGTAACCCCCTAGTGTTTCTTCTTTGATACTGCTTTCTTCCTGAAGAATGAACAGATAACTGCCATTACTCCTGCTATTCCTGCAAGCACATACATAACCACTGACATGTAATCACCGGTCTTTGGCTTTGGCGGAGCAATCATTGTAATGGTCTGGGCTGCATCGTTGATGTCATTGTGTGATGCAATGGCATAAGCGCCATCTGCAGTCACAACATCAAGCTGCTCAAATACTACAAGCTGCTTTCCTGTCATGCCTTTTCCATTGAATCTGAATGTCACGTCAACTACGCCCTCGGTGCCTGCCGCTGTAAACTCAGTTACTGCAGTTACTTCCTTTCCGTCAATCACAAGTGCTTTTCCTGTAGCCTTGTCCATGAGCTTTCCTGTCACTCTGTAGGTCTGTCCCTGTACCAGATTCTGGTACGCTACTGAATCTACAATAGTAACGCTGCTGTCAGCTGTTGAGCTGTGATCCTTTCGCTCACCATCGATGGCCGTTGTTCCAATCTTCGGAACATAAAGTGTCTGTGCCTCATCTGTGATATCGGCATGTGTCGCTATGAGATTATTCTCATAGTAGACATCCTCAAACATAACAATTGTTCTTCCTGCAAGAAGGCTCGCATCAAATGTAAATACCACATCCACTTTGCCTGTTGCTTCCTTCGCAACAAACTCTGCCTCTGCCGTAACATTGTTTCCGTTTGCAATAACCGGTGCTCCGTTTGACTTGTCTACTGCAGTTCCGACTACCTTATACTTCTTTCCTGGTACCAGATTCCGGTACGATACAGTATCGACTATCTTTGCACTCTTCTCAGCATAAAACATGCTGGTGCCTGACTTTGCATCCTTTGCTGTAGTCTTAATTTGTGGCACGCAGATGGTCTGGTTCTCATCACTGTAATCTTCATGTACCGCAATGAGTACCTCTTTAACTTCACTATTGTCGGCTGGATTGTTATTTTCATTATCTACCTCGACCTTGTTTGATGTGTTATCTGTTTTATTCTGTGTGTTTTCTGACTCAGATGCCTTCTGTGTATCATCAGGTGTCTTGTCCTTGCTTGATGTATCATCAGGGTTTGCATCAGCATTATCCGCATTTTTCACGAGATAAAGCTTCTCAAACAGCACCATTGTCTTTCCGGCAAATTCCTTTGCACTGAATGTAAACTCAACATCCACAGTGCCGTCTGCTGTTTCAGGTGTGAATTCAGCCTCGGCTGTGATATCCCTGCCGTCATTCTGCAGTGGTTTTTTGCTGTCCTTATCCATTACTGTTCCTGCTACCCTGTATGTAAGGCCCGGGATAAGGTTTTTGTATGTTACTGTATCTTTTACTTTTACATCATCCCCTGCATTTGACAGATGAATGCCTGTCACCTCATCAAGAGCCTCTGTTGCAATGGCTGGCACGTAAATGGTCTGTGCCTCGTCATTTATGTCAGCATGTACTCCTACAAGCCTGTTCTCATAACGGATTTCCTCAAACATTACAATGGTCTTTCCGGCTAAATTACTTCCGTCAAAGATGAAATCAACATCCACTTTTCCGTCTGCTGTCTCAGGTGTTATCTCAGCTTCTGAAGTTACTGCTTTTCCGTCTGCATCCTTAATCACCTTTCCGGTTTTCTTATCCATCGCTGTTCCTGTTACCTTATATGTCTTTCCAGGAATGAGATTTGTGTACTCGACAGTATCCGTGATTTTGATATCCTTCTCAGCATATGTGAGCTTTGTCTCTGTCTTTGTGTCTGTTGCTGCTGTCTTTACTGATGGAACATAGATAATCTGTGCTTCATCGGAAATATCAGCATGCACGCCAACGAGCTTATTGTTGTAGTAGATGTTTTCATACATTACAACTGTCTTTCCGGCAAGTGAGCTTCCGTCAAATACAAACTCAACATCGACTGTACCATTTGCTTTTTCTGCCTTAAACGATGCCTTTGCGGTTACATCTTTTCCTGCATCGTCCTTTAATGTCTCGCCTGTTGTCTTGTCTATTGCAGTTCCTGTGACTGTGTATTTCTCACCCGGTACCAGATTCCGGTACGCTACTGTATCAGTGATGTGTATGTCCTTCTCTGCAAGTGTGAGCTTTGTTGCTGTCTTATCATCAATGGCTGTTGTCTTTACAGATGGGATATAAATTGTCTGTCCCTTGTCATTGATATCCTCATGGGCTGCAATCTCTGCTTTTCCATAGAACATCTTTTCAAACACAACCACAGTTGTATCATCAAGACCATTTGTATTGAAATGGAAATCTACTGTTGTTTCTCCGTCAGCTGTATCCGGTGTGAAATCGGCTGATGATGTAACGGCCTTGCCGTTTACTGTCACAGCCTTGCCGGTACGCTGATCCATGAGTGTTCCGGAAATGGTGTATGTCTTTCCCGGTACCAGATTCCGGTACGCTACTGTATCAGTAAGAGTCACATCACTGCCTGCCAGTGACATGTGCGAGTCAGTGTCCTTATCCTTAACACTTGTAAAAATGAGTGGAATGTGGACTGTCTGTGCCTCATCATCAATGTCTGCATGTACTGCAATAAGCTTGTCCGTATAGTAGACATTCTCGAAGAATACCACTGAACGTCCGGCCATGGCTGTTCCATCAAATGTAAACTTCACATCCACACTGCCGTCTGCTGATGCTGCAGTAAACTTAGCTGTCGATACAAGCTCGTTTCCGTCTGCGTCTGTAAGAGGCTCTCCTGTTTCCTTGTCTACGGCTGTTCCCCTGACTGTGTACTCCTTGCCCGGTACCAGATTCCGGTACGCTACTGTATCTGTGACAGAGACTTCCTTCTTTGCCTCGCTCACGTTAATCTTTGAGCTGTCATCTGTTGCAGTAGTCTGTGCTGCTGGAATGTGGATTGTCTGGCCCTCATCATTAATGTCCTTATGCTCTGCAACCTCCACATCCTCAAGTGTAAGTGTCTCATAAACTACAAAGCTCTTTCCTGCAAGTCCTGTTGTGTCAAACTCAAACTTGAGCTTCTTTGTGCCCGATGCACGTCCTGCCGTGAAAGCCATCTCCTGTGTGACAGGCTCTCCGTCAACAAGCAGCTCTTTTCCTGTTTCTTTGTCCATAAGCACACCGCTTAACGTGTATGTCTCACCCTTTAAGAGGTTAGTGTATGTAACTGTATCGGTTATAACAGCCCTGCTGTCTGCAAGTGTAAGGTGATCAGCTGTCTCACTGTCTGTGGCAGTGGTGTGGATTTCAGGGAAATAAATAGTCTGGTCTTTATTCTCCATATCCTCCTCTGTGGCTGCCACGTAATCGCCATATGTGAGCTTCTCGCATACAACTACTGTCTTTCCGCCAAGTGCAGATGAATCAAAGTTAAAGTGCATGTCGAGCACCTTCTTTGTTCCGTCAGATGTAAATGTCTGTGAAGCTGTCACCGGATTTCCGTTTACCATGACTGCTTCACCTGTGTCCTTGTCCATGAGTGTGCCGGTAATTGTGTAATCCCTGCCTGCCATGGTGTCCGTGATTGTTACTTTGTCAATGATGTCTGTATCTGCCGATGGCTTGATAATCTGGTACTGTGTCTTTGCATCAGATGCCTGTGTTGTGATAACAGGTGTTGGCTCTGAATGGTTCTCGATTGTACCTATATCAACTGTAACCTTGTCTCTTCTGATAGAGAACTCGCCCTTATAGAGGATTTTTCCCCTGTTGTTGTCACAGGAAAGCTCCTCAAGTGTGTAATCACCATAAGGCATTGCTCCAACCGAGTCATCGACCTTTGCACTGCCATCTGCGGAAGAAAACCACAGTCCGTCATACGCACCGCCGCCGTTTGTGTTCTTTGAGTGTGCGTTCCAGCTGCTCTCTGAGCTGAAATAACCGTTCTCATCAGTTTTGATGATGTGGCTCTCTCCGGTGCCTTTGCATGTAACCCTGAATGGAATGTCGCTCATTCTGTTCTGATTGTCTGTGTCAATCTTAGTAAGCTTGAAGTCACCACGCTTGATTTTGTCGCTTACCTTAAAGGTGTTGCCGCCTTTTAACTGGGCAAGATTGCCGTTCTGTGTAATCTGTGCTACATATTTGCCTGTAATCTTCTCACCTACTCCGCCTACCTGAAGATATGCTCCATCAAGATTGTATCCTTCCGGTGCCTTTGTTTCTTCGATTGAGATTGTGCCGAGTGGTAATACTACTGTGCCATTTGATACTTTATAAAAATCATCACCTGAAACTTTACAAGTATTATTTAATGCAGCCATATAATTACCACCTGCAGTCTTTAGCGTCTTTATAACCCAAGTACGTGTGGCATTTGCCGGAAGATTTCCTGCATTGTAATAGCCTGCATAATATTTAACAGTAAACTCAGCATTCTCAAGACTCGCTCCGCCCTGTACCTTGTCACCGGTCTCACTGTCTACCTTGTTGATGCTTATTCTTACAGGATCGTTTGTAGGTGTATCTGATACGCTTAGCGCTGTATTCTGTCCGGCTGTTACAGTAAATGACTGTACCGAACTATCAAGTGCATATCCTGCCGGAGCTGTAAGCTCCTTGTAGTAGTATGTTCCGGCATTCAGTGAAACAGCAGCTGCATTGCCGCCTGCATCCGTTGTCAATGTAGTAACCTGAGCTGAACAGCCTGCATCAGAATAAATTCCGTATACAGCTCCTGCAAGTGAATAACATGAGTTTCCTGATGTGATTCCTGTGTTAGCTGACGTCTTGCTTAATGAAACTGTACCTGTCGGTGTGTATTCATAACCGAGAATGTTCTGGGTTTTTCCTGTTGCAAGAACAAAGATTTTAAATGAATCCGGAACCGGCTGCCATGTAAGTTTAAATCTTGGAGCGTTTTCATTAATAAGTTCTCCGGCCGTATTAAACCCAAGTACATTCTGATATGCCCAGTTTTTAAATGAAGAATTACAACCATGCATAGCTTCGCCACCTTCATAAGAAGCTGCATCTGCAAGGATAATGTGACTTAAAGCAATGTACTTGTCATCATCCATTGCACTGCCGTCATACCATGTGGCAGGAAAATTGCCTGCATTAAAGCCCGGTGCTCCCCAGCAGTAATAAGCTATATGTCTTAAATTTTCCGCTGCTGACTCATCGCCAGGAGTCTTCATATAAGTTGCTACATCGTAATGCTTTGTATACGTTCCTGCAGCTGGAGTTTTCTTGGATGGTGTTATACAATATGCATAATTGCCTCCTGCTGACATTTTTCGTGTCTCATAACCTGCATATTTAGCTGACTCATTTGATACTACAAGCTCAATTGAATCATCCGCCGCTTTTACAGGTATGGTACCTGTCCCGGTTAATAATGTTGGCACTGATAATATAACTGCCATGGCCAGTGCCAGCACTCTTTTAAGTTTTTTCATGCTTTATTTTCTCCTTTATTTTGTGCATTAAAAAAGGACCGGCCGTTATGGTCAATCCCTGTACTCTAATGCTTATGGAGGCGCCCGCTGCATGATGTTTGGACGTGATATAAGTTTTTTCATCCTGCCCTCCTGTTAAGCTGTGTTAAATTTTTGGCTTACAATTTGTAACAAAAAAGGAACTGCACGAGACCTCTGTACAATTCCTTTATCATCAATTATATATTACACTACCATGAAAAAGATATCTACTACCACTTACTACCACCCTATTTTGTGGCACCGCATACGCTGCACTTCTCGCCATACACATACTCTGTATATGCCGGCTTGTCCACTACCCATACTTGGGTTGTTTCTGCATCGTGATGAATTGTTCCTACCTGCACTTGTATACAGCTGTAACTTCCATCACAAATATCTCCATGATTTATTACATTCCAATCATCAGTTCCCAAATCTTTTCCGCATTTATTGCAAACATTATGCCAGTCATACTGTGGCTCATCATATGCAGCCTTTACCACCTTTGTCTCATAATGTCCCTCTTCCTTGTGCTGAATGGTATTGGACACATACTTTACCCATTTATGGGTACACTCCGATTCGCCCTGTGATGTGGTATTTGATGCTGCAGTACTGCTATCAGCTGCCTTATTTGTTTTGGTGCCTGCATTTGATGCACCTGTACTCTGTGTGCTGTTGTGCTTTACGGCTGTTGAGGTACTATTCTTTGCACTGTTCTTACTGTCTGAACTGTTCTTCTTTACTGTACTGTCAGCGTCTTTACTGTCAGCAGACGAAGATGCAGTAGTATCTGATTTTGATGTACCGGAACCAGATACCTTTTCATCGTCCTTTACTGTTGCAGCCGTTTCTTCAGACTGTGTATCCCCTGCAGTTTCAGATGTACTTTCCGTGCTGTTTTGCGTATCGGATACTGCTTCCTGTGTATTTGATTGTATATTGCTGCTCTTACTTCCGGCTGTTCCGCACGAAGCTGCCGAAAATACAACCGTTATCGCAAGTATTGCTGTTATGATTTTTCTCTTCATGCTGTTACCTTCCTTTCTATAAACGTGGGGCTTTTACTGCCTTCTGCGGCTTTTTTACAAGTGTTGTGCCCTGTAAGCAGTTATCCGCTATCCATTCCTTAAGTTTTACGTTATCGTTGCTCTCATAATAATCAACAAGCATCTGCTTAAATGCACCATCATATTTGACCGGGACATTGAATATGCCTCTGCCGTTTTCTATAAGTATCTTATTGGCTGCAAACGAACCGACTCTCTTATTTCCGTCCTTGAACATCTGTGTACGCATAATGTAAAGACCGATAGACAAAGCTCTGTCCGTAATGCACTCTATCCTGTTTAGTTCCTGCAGATCCCGGTATATTGTTTCTACATCCGGTATCTCTGGTCTCCAGTCTGTGCCTGATATCATGACATCATCAACACGGAGCTTTCCAAGATACTGGTAAGGCACGTCAAATCTGGCTGTCAGTTCATGTATTGATTCAAGAAACACCAAATCTACAGGTTCATCCAGATGATCAAACAGATAATGCCATCCGTCCCTGAGGCAGCATACCTTGCTCATGTCGGTCGGTGTTACTTTATCTACATTTACATTATTAAGAATATCCTGTGTCTCTGCAAAGGTCACTCCTATTCCCTCAAGATTTGCCTGCTTATAGATTGAGTCTACGAGCACTCTCTTTGCACAGAATATATTTTCTTCTTTTGTCATGTTGTATATGTCTTTAATTTCTTTCATCATTTTACCTCTTTTACTGGTTATTAGTGCTTTTATCAGTGAAGTCGAAATACAGTTCATCATCTTCACTTTCAGTATTACCTCCCCAGTGATAACCTCTGTCAAAGGCTTCTTTAAAGATTTTCTGCTGGTCCTCCTGTATTATCTTTGCAGCCTCCTGTCTCATGTGCCATTTAACAACCGGTATAACTATCACAAGTGCTAATCCGATAACTAATGCTGTTGCCTTGATAATCTTATAAAATCTGCCATTATTCCCCATCTTCATCCCTTTTTGCCTCCAGTCTTTTTAATTCTACCATATATGCAAGCATTCTTTTAGTGTATACAGGACACTCACGGTCACCGGATATCCAGTGCCTTAAGGTTCCCATTGGAATACCAAATGTCTCCGAAAATTCTTTCTGTGTCATTCCCAGGGATTTTATCAGTTCCTTGAATGATACTTTTTCTTCCTGTGCAGACATAACACTCATTTCCCGGTCTGAATATATCATCCAGTCAGTCTTTTCATTTCCCATATATATCCTCCCTTCACTTATAAAGTAATCCAATGGGGTGTTTTTGTCAAGTAAAAACGTCCCATTGGATTGTTTTTGTGAGAGTTGCACAACAAAATGCTGCTCTTTAATCGTGATCACAAAGTTGTATTTGTGCAATATTTATCTTTTTTCACAATTATATAATACCACTTAACAGATATGCTATCTACCTCCATTTACCTCCACTTACTACCGGTCTTTTGTCGGCCGGAATATCTCTGAACTCCCATAAATGAGACATTTTATGATGATTTTGTAACTTTTAATGCACATCTGCCAAGCAACTAACTCTTAAAATTTTATTTAATGTGATTTTGCAAAATCCATATTTCTATATGAAATTCACAAAATATTTCACTTAAAAAGAGAAATAAAAATCATACTCTCTTTGAACAAAAAAGAAGGAGGATATTCCCAATGATTAAAACAATGCTAAAACTTCTGTTCAAATTAACAGCAAACTTTTTAATTCGCTGTCTGGTCAAAAAATACATGTCTCGTATTGTCTGGCCGCATATGAACATTCTGTTAACATACCAGAATAAACATGTACATATCATCATTTACATTTTTTCATAGCACCAGGCTTAGATATTGAAAAACTGTAATGCAGTTATTGGCTGCCTTGTCTAATAAGGCTTGTCTTTTCCCTTTTAATTCTTCTTTTTCATTAATGGGACTTGTAAGAGTTTCAGCCGGTTGTATGATAACATGCATCATTTAATCCGGAGCGCAGCTCCCGCAAGTCCCATATATGGGAAAAGATAAGAATTAATTCCAATAAAAGAAAAGGTAAGATATAAGAATGTATATAAAAGCGATTAAATATATGCCCTTTATGCCTTAAACACTGCATTTGAGCTTATCTGATGCCGGCGTTCTTTTGGACTGGTATATGCCATATATATCTGCATTTATGGACTGGTTTACCGGCATATGACATATATGTCACTTTTTTTAGACTGCTTTAAAAATATATCCGTATTTTTGGACTGATATGTTCAGGGCTGCCGTGCCATGCATGTCATCCGGTTTTTCCGGAAATGTTTTTTATTCATTTTTGAAGTATTTTTTGGATTTTATGCGTTTTGAAATGCAAATGTGCATGTTTTTGTGAACGTTTACCAGGCCTGCGTCGTCCGACCCAGGCTGTTTTCCATTTATATTGTTGAATTGAGAAGCAGGCTCTCCAGCTCTCCATAATCATTGTCACGCTGGCTGAAGCTGTTGAATCTGTTCTCCTTTGATTTGCTGTTTGATTTCACATACTGTGTTTCCGGCACATCTTTTAAGCCTTCCAGAATGGCTTTTAAATGATGATGTACTGTCGGGGCAGACAGAGACCTGTCTCTCCATTTATGTCCGATTATACTGTTATGTATTGCTGCTGAAAGGTATGTTTTTACATCTGCATGCTTTTTGGCAAAGGCTGAAGCGTACTGATACATAAGAAAAACTGTATCATCAAAACCTGTTTTGTCATACTTGATGTTATCTCTGTTTAATTCCATTCTGACTGACTGCTCATTATACATGTCCTGGTCATATCTGTGGCCTTCCTGACCTTTAGCCGGCTTTTTAAAGCAAATCCTTGATGTTATGCGGTAAAAGCCATCCTTGATTCCTATGCTGAAAAATCCGCATACCTTGGACAGTGAATGTATATAGCCTCTGATTGTTCTGTCAGTTACCCCAAGTGATTTATCCCAGGCTTCATAAAAGGCTTTGACTCCATGCTTGTAGCCTTTTCCTGTCTCAAAGCTTCTCTTTCTGAATTCAAGGGCCAGATACTTCTCTTTTGCTTTCAATGCCTTGAACTCGTCTGAACGGAACACCGGGCTTGCCAGGTCTACATATCCCTCATTCCGGTATGTAGCCTCACTGCTTCCTTTCCACGGATATGCATTATCGTTTACCGTAATGTCATAATCACTTGTAGTGCCTGCGTCATTCTGGTTGCGTCTGAAGGTCACAATTCCCTTATCAGCAAGTCCATACAGCGCATTATAAAAAGACTGCTTACATCTGTCATACTCATCGCAGTAGTCTTTGTAGTATGCCCCATACATGGTTCCACTTTCCTCATCAGAATGCTGCACTGCCCATACCAGCAGGTCCATTTCACTGTTGCTTACATTATGAAGTTTTTCAAGTATTCTGTACTTAAGCTTCATCTGTTCCTCTTTATTGCTTCATTTTCTAACTGTTTTTTATAATTCCATTCAGACCTTTTCAGTCTTTCATTATCTGTTACGATTCTTATGTTATTTACGGCATCAGGATATTTTTTGAGCTGTGTACATACCTGCACCCATTCAGTCCATATCCATTTAGGTATAATTCTTACATTCACTTCTTTTTCTCCTCTGAAAGCTGATGTATCCATTTAAGCTGCTCTGCATCATCCTTCTCACGGTCTGTGGAAGCTGCCATACAGCATAACATCAGTCCAGTGCCAACCAATATCCCTAAAATAATAATAATAATAAAACTCTCAATTATATAGTGCATTGCTTATCTCCTCCTTTACATGCCGCACAGCTCATCACAGTTTTTACCGTAATTCCAGTCTTCAGACTCATCATCAAACCAGTGGAACGAGCATCCTAATCTGCCATCTACATCCACTGCTCCGTAAAACATGCATCCGCTGCATAGTCCTTCTGCTTCATAATCATGTAATGTTAATTTCTCCGTATTATCTCCGTCCATATTACCGCTCCTTATTTTGTTATTATTTTAGTTTATACATTTAACCCCATCTCACAAAATGGGATTTAAACAGTCTGTCTGAAAGAACTAATTCTTCAATCTTTTGTCTTTCTTCAAAATTCAGGTATTTATGTTGATTTTTACCCATTGTTATTACCTCCGTGTACCGGATTCCGGTACGTTGCCAAATTTTATTATTGATATTGCTGTCGAACCACGTTCTTCTATAATACATCGATCAGGTTCTGCATACTTATCGAATGTATAATATGTTACAAAATATAATTTACTTTTTTTATACTCAGTTATATATACATAATTAACCGTGTCTACATAATGGAGAAGCTTCTCACCTGATAGTTTAAGTATATTCTCCAAATGCCTCCTCTTCCCACCTCTTACAGGTTCACCATAACTTAGTATTCCTGCTACACTCATCGTATGTATAGCCCAAATAGACAAAACTATCATTCCTGCCGGTTTACTTATGGGTAATAGCTTATATACTATCGGCACTAATGCCACCACCGCTATTAAAAAATAAATTGCTATTATCCAATTTACATAATCATATAATTCTGAGGTCTTTATTGAAAATCTAAAATTTTTGACTAACCCTAAATCTTTTTTTACATTATCTAAATTATAATTAGTATCATTTAAAAAATTATCTTTGATATCTGATATTATGTCTGCTCTTTTACCTGTCTTATTTTTACCCATTGTCGCTACCTCCGTGTACCGGATTCCGGTACGTTTAAATTAAATCTTAAAATTGCCATCCTATATATGCTATAATGTAATCACAAAAAATAAAGGAGACTTATATTTACAATGTTTGATTTTCTTAATTACATAGAAAACGAGATTATTAGTTTATTGGGTGATAATGTAGACATTGCGGATTTTTTAGTTGGCGAAATAAAAATATATCGCCAATACTGGCAAAAATATCAATGTGATCGTACTCGCAGTCCTCTATATACTTCTGATACACACCTTTATGAAACCCACGAATTTCATCTGCATAACGGAGGAATTGTTACCATTAGTTGGGATATTGAAGTCCTTTATTCGTATGCCAAAAAATATAATATTCCAATTTCACATTATTCGTTAAATAATTTCAATCTGCTTCTCAAACAGGATTTATTAAATTCTGCGGATGAATTTAAACGGATTTCTAATATTGTTAAACATCCATATAACCATGCATACGATACATTGCTTATAATAGATTTTAAACCTTTATCATGCTGTCTTTTTTTAGATGGAAGACACCGATATATAGAATATACAAAGTTTAACCCAAACTCAGCCATCCCTTTTTACTTATTAAATGATGAATTGTGTATGACTGCCATTTTAACAAAGTCAGAGTTGGTTACATATATAATTCTTCACAATATATCCGTTATAAATAATTTTATTATGGGAAAATCTGATCTTAGCTCAATAATAAATCTTTCACGATGCCTTGAGCCTAATTATCCCAAATAACTTTTGTTTTTCCATTTTCATCAATAAAAATTTTTTTACCACTGGGTGTATGTACACATATCCCCTTATGTGAAGAACTTATTTTGCCAATCTTTAATCCTCTTTTACCTGTCTTATTTTTACTCATTGTCGCTACCTCCGTGTACCGGATTCCTATCTTCTACATCTCACACTTCCACCAGCATCTATATCACCTGATACGTTACCACAAGTTTCAGAACCACCTGCGTCTATATCTCCTTTGACATCTCCACTGACTTCACAACTGCCACCACAATCAATACTTCCTGAATTGCCGTGAACTTCTACTGATCCACCACAATCAATTTTGTTTACATCTCCTTCGATGGTTACTTTAATATCACCACTATTACACTCTTGAATTGTTTTACCATCTACAATAACCTTTCCATTGCTGATGACAATATTAATTCCTGAACATGTGATTGTTTTACCATTAATGGTTATTCGTAAGAAACCCCTTTCCTGCCGGTTGTTTTTTTCTTTATGCGCCATGAATATTTTAATCATTCCGAGCCCTACTACTGCTATAATTACAAATATCATCAATTCATATGATTTAGTTAAAAGCATTGTCAACAGCGGCAGAAAAAGCTCCATAAACAATGAAAAAAATAAGTCTTCAAAATCTATGCGTTTTGTTATTACTCCAACAACAAAACTAATAAGAAATATTGAAATTGCTATTGTTCCTGATAGTGCAGATACAGACATATTTATTGCATTATACCCTATATGATATGTAAAATCTGAAGCACAGATAAAAGCTGTCCCTATAAGCAGATACTTATTTTCCAGTTTCTTTGGTACCTGTGACATGAACACATAAGCGATCTCAATTATCATTGCCAAATAAAATATCACTTCTCTCATTCAAAATCTCCTCGCCTCATCATCCGGTACAACGTGGCTTTTGATGGATACTGTTCATCTGTCTTTATCCCTGATTTCTTAAGCTCATCCAATGCAGTCTGTGGACTGACACATTCATCAATGAGTTTCTGCCTTAAGAATTTATACATTTCGCCATTTTTATCGAATATTCTTTCCTTGCGCCCCCTGTTATTCATTGATATTTCATACTGCTTCTGCGCATATTGGGCATCATAAACACCATCCTCATTTGTTCCACGTCGTATTTCCCGGTAAATTGTTGAATACTCAAAATTCATTCTCTCTGCGACTTCCATAATTGTAATGCTTTTATTAGTTTTAAGCATTTCCTGTATCTGACAGCGGTTTTCATATGTTACTGTCTTATATTTCCTGCTTATGTACATGTTTTACCTCCTTTTCATTCCCGGTACCGGAATCCGGTACCTCAAGAAAATCCATCATGTCAATCTGTCCTTCAATGCTGTCTGACGGCACTTTTCCTGCAGGAGCCCGGTTCTGTGGTTTATGAATTTTTCCAGAACTTCCTGTTATTAGCTCCCCAACAGACAAAGGGCTGTTTGTGTATTCTATAATCAGATGCAGCGCCTTTTTCCTGTAACGCTCAAATGTGGTCGGTGACATGTCAAACTGTATTCTTACGTTCTCATACAAATCATTTTCAACATATAACTGACTCAGCAGAGTATAATAAGGGTCGTCCAGCGCAAGGAAACAGGTCCATACACGATTAACCAAATCCTCCTGATACGACAGCTCTGTGAGCATCGTTAAAAGCTCTTTACGTCTTATTTCCCTGTCTTTTTCAAGTTTAATTATAAGGTCAGACAGGTCTTTCTTTTTTCCACCTTTAGGGCCGGGCAACAGGCTGTTATGAGCAGCTGAGATGCTTTTTTCAGCTATAAGCTCATCCATAAACACCCCCATGTCACTCCGGCTTACCTCGCGGAAAAGAAGAACCATCTTTTTATTAATGTCATTTAGCATTTTTTCGCGGTTAGACAGTATTTTTTTAATTCTGTCTTCTGTAATTATTACACTCATTTATTCACCCTTTTTCCATATGCGCGGCAGATATAAAAATCTGCCGCAAAGGTTTTATGATGGCTGCCATTTCTGGCAGCAAATATACTTTCTGCATTTGATGCAACGCACGGCTATATTGCATAGCAACATAGCCTGCGAAAAGTACCATTATTCTTCCATATCTTCAGTATCCCCAACATCCGGACCTTCTCCATACTCTCTTGCACATCTTTTTGAATCAGGATAGAGATACATACATGCTCCTCCCGATACCGAACATTCAAATCCGTGATATTCATCTGTTTCAATTGCATACGAACATCCCATATTATTTTTCCTCCTTAGCCAATTTTTCTAGTCCTTGTACTATATACTCCTGCCTTCTTAAAACTTTAACCGGAACATCTGCACCGTTCTCTGCACGCTGTCTAATCATTTCAAGCCTCTCTCTTTGTTCTGTAAGGTAAAAAGCCAGGTCATACATAACTTCCAGACTTTTTTTAAATTCCTCTTCATCCTCATCGAATACATTTTCCTCATCCTCCTCTGACATGATTTCCTCGTCTATGTCCATATCAATGTTGTTAAATGCATACTGACCGGTCATGCCCTGTTCTTCCTCCTGCATCCTTTCATATCTGTCTGAGCCTGTAACTCCATCCACAAGGTCAAGGAACTCTGTCCATGACAGTCTGTCCGAATTACACACTATGATGCCCTTGGGAGAGCAGTCATATGATATTCCTGCCTGGCATCCGCCACTGTATGATTTTGCAAAATGAGACATAAGGTATTCTCTCAGCTCTTTAGATGAATTAAACCGCCGGTCTGCGTCCTTTAAAAACAGATCATAAAAAATTCTGACCTGTCTTGGTTCCGGCTCTCTTTTAGGTTTGGAAGCTTCCTTATGCGCTTCTATCTCCCTCATGGTTGTCTTTCCGTCCATTATCAATTCTTCCTGCTTTTCTTCAGGAAGTGAGGCTAGTGCCAGCGCGGCGCTTTTATTTATACGTCCTTTTTCCAGAGCCTCTCTTCCTTTATCTCCAAGATTTTTTGAAATATTTACGTAATCGCCAACTGTCGTTTTCCCCATATTGAGTATACGTGCAATCTTCTCAACCGTCTTACCACCATGCACATGCTTAAACTCAGCAGGATATTTATCAAGCAGATATTTGATGCGTTCTATTTCATGAAGCTTTTCCGCATCTGTCTTTGGGATGAAACCATTAGTCGCATACAACTGGAACTCTGCCTGAACATCATCAACATGCTCTACCTTGCATGGAAGAAACTCAAACTCCTTAAGTCCTTCATGCTCTACCAGATACCTGCAGGCCAGCCTTCTGTGATGGCCTGCAATGATTTCATATGTGTCAGTTCCACTTTTTCGGACTAGTAAATCCTGAAGAACCCTGCCAGCCGATTTAATGAGTTCCGCAAAAGCAGCTATATCCTCTTCTGTTGCACTTTTACGATACTGGTCTGTATTGTCAATGAGCTTGGTGTAATGTATCCATCTGGTCTCACTGCGCGGTCTGTTGTCAGTTTTCTTAACGTCACTGTTAAATACAGCTCCGAATTTAGCCATGGAACTCACCTTCTTTCACGCTTAAAATCTCATTTGCAAGCTCCAGATAATCATCTGCTACCGGATTATTTTTTCTATGTTTTGCTACAGGCTTGTAGAGCAACAGTGCATTATCGACTGCTGACGAAGCACTTACACATGTTGTAAGAAATGGATAATCATGTCTGCCCACAAGGTCCTCATAAATCTCTCTTTGTGCCCTTCTGTTTGAATTTACCATTGTTGCAAACACTTTCCATACCGGTGAACAAATATGCTCCATTAACTCACCATCCAGAACCGGATATATATATCTAAGTCCATTTATCTTTTCATCTACAACCGATAAATTATCACGACAGAATTTATTCAGGCATACCGGAGTAAGCACCAAATCAGCTGCGCAAATACATGTAATAGTCAGCTGCTCAAAGGCAGGCCTTGTATCAATAAGGCATATATCATATCTGTCTGCCACGGTATCCAGTGCCTTTTTTATTACATCAATCTGTGATGCATCATCTTCCTCCAGTTCTGTACTGCCCGGTATTATATCAATATTGCCATACCTGGTTCTATAAATGCTTCTCTTTACGTGTGCCGGATTCCGGTACACATCTTTGATTGACCGTTCTGTCTTTCTTGGTAAAAAGAATGGCGTTGCATTTGCCTGTGGATCAGCATCCACAACAAGAATCTTCTTTCCAAGATGCATAAAAGAATATGCAAGATTTACTGTTGTAGTGGTCTTACCTACACCACCTTTTAAGTTGCTGATAGCTATTTTGTACATCATAAAACCTCTTTTCTGCTGTTTTCACAGCTATAAAACCTTTTTTAAAAAATTAGCTCAACATAATGCATAAAACCTTAGCGTTACTGCTTCCATACCAGTCGGCAAAATCCGCGCTAATATCTGAATTAGCGAGCAACGTATTATTATATTCATTTTCCCCCATCAACTCATAAAAACCAACCTGGCTTAATTCGTTGTAGTTGTCCACCAGTTTGCAATTATCTGTATGAAAATAGTTCGGATAATGTCTACCAGTGCTAAGAGGATAATACACCTCTATGTCATCATAATTATTAATTGTTTCTGTCAATTCTTTAATCGTCATGTTGTTTTCCTCCGTTTTAATAAACAGTTCTGTTCTCCTTGAGTGCATCCGGTAATTGCTCAGGCAGATTATCCAAATCAAGTTCCAGCAAAATTTTAAGTCGTCCATTTGACTTGTTGTCTGCTTTCACTGCTATCTTTTTTCCATTCACATAATGTGAAGAGAAATTTCCTTCTCCATCGTACCCACACAGAATTTCTTCTTCATGTTCTCTACGATTCTGTATAATTATCCATGTTCCACAAGCCTGTGACCTTATTGTTATCTTTTCGTTTTCAAGCCACTCACAGCCTTCAAATTTTGAATAAACCAGCTCTTTCATTTTTGGCAGTTCAATGTAACTTACATTCTGCGCACGTCTGAAAAGTTCTTTTTTGCCAATATAATCATAAATATTCTTTGCCATAAGTGGCTCCTTTCTCTGAAAATCGTAACTGATTTACAGTTTTACTTATTTTTTCTGATTAACTTACTGTCATCAAACCATTTAATATTGCTTCCTGCGAACTCCGTCTTTGGAATATACACACTAGCTGTTGAGATGAATAATTTGTCGCTTTTTCTGAAGTATGCTGTTGATGTTGTGTTCATTTTGCGTCCTCACTTTCTTATAAATGTTAGTAAATCAACTTTTGGCACATAACACCGTGTTTTATTGCATACCCACTGTGTTTTTTGTTACAATGTGTTTGCGGTGAATGAGTGTTTTAACATAGTGCTTAAAATGAATGCCACTTTGTATTACACCCATTCTTTACAACTAAAAAACGCGGTAGAGTTAATTTCTTAACTCTACCGCGAGCGGTGTAGAATGCATAAGGATTAACTCTTTATGCATTTAATATAATACTTTACGTTTTCTCTCAAAATGCTCAAAGGCTAGTTCTGTTGCCACACGTCCCTTTGGTGTGCGGTTTATGAAGCCGTTCTTCACCAGATACGGCTCGTAAACATCCTCAATGGTTCCGGCATCCTCACCTATTGCCGCCGCAAGCGTATCAAGACCTACCGGTCCTCCCGCAAACTTGTCAATGATGGTGAGAAGTATATTTCTGTCATTCAAATCCAGTCCGTACTTGTCCACCTCCAAAAGGTCCAGCGCAAAGCTTGCCACATCATAGGTGATTTTGCCGTCATACTTGACCTGCGCAAAATCCCTGACACGCTTTAGCAGTCTGTTTGCAAGTCTTGGGGTACCCCTTGAACGACGCGCCATCTCGTAGGCTCCCTTGTCATCTATCTCAACTCCAAGCACCTTTGCGGAATTGACGATAATATGCTTTAGCTCATCGACAGTATAAAACTCCATGTGATTTACCACGCCAAACCTGTCGCGAAGAGGCGCTGACAGCATGCCCGCCCTCGTTGTTGCACCTACAAGGGTGAATTTTGGCAGGTTAAATCTGATTGACTTTGCAGACTCGCCCTTACCAATCATGATATCAATGGCGTAATCCTCCATGGCAGGATAGAGCACCTCCTCCACCTGACGGTTTAATCTGTGAATCTCATCGACAAACAGTATATCTCCCTCAGAAAGTCCGTTGAGTATGGCTGCCATCTCTCCCGGCTTACCTATTGCAGGACCGGAGGTCACCTTTATCTTTGTACCCATCTCATTTGCAATGATTCCAGCAAGCGTTGTCTTTCCAAGCCCCGGTGGTCCGTAAAACAGCACATGATCAAGCGCTTCGCCCCTTGATTTTGCGGCTTCAATATATATTTTTAAATTGTCCTTTATCTTCTGCTGACCGATATAGTCATCAAAATACATAGGACGCAGGGATTTCTCTATCTTTATGTCCTCTTCCTGCAATTGTGTGGAAATTACTCTTTTCACGTTTTGTTCCCCGTTTCTGTTTTAAGCTTACAGCTTTTATCAATCAGCCCATATTTTTGAGCGCAAGCTTCAGCACATCCTCTACATCCATATCCTCTGTGATATCAACCTTGGACACTGCCTTAAGACTCTCAGTAGATGAGTATCCAAGCGCATTGAGCGCCATGACAGCATCATTTTTCACAGTGCTGTTCATGGATACAGCAGCACCGGAAGTCTGATTCTCAAGCTTCTTTTCAAATGCATCCTCAAGCGACAGCTTGTCCTTTAAATCAAGTATCACTCTCTGAGCCGTCTTTGCACCTATTCCCGGTGCCTTTGATATAGCCTTTGAGTCGCCCGATAGAATCGCAAAACGTAAATCATCGGCAGGCAGAGTTGACAAAATCGCAAGGCCGCCCTTTGGTCCGATTCCGCTGACTGTAATCAGCAGCTTAAAGATTTCAAGATCATCCTTGCTCAAAAAGCCGTAAAGTATCATGGCATCCTCCCTGACACATAGGTAAGTGTAAATTTTTACATCCTCTCCCTCGTCAGGCAGCATATCAAAATACTGCGTCGGTATGTAAATGAGATAGCCTACACCTGCTGCCTCCACTACAATGCTGTCTATATTTTTTTCTGCAAGCTCTCCTTTTATATATGCATACATTGAATCCATTTGTTACTGTTTCGACTGTAGCCTGACACACAGGCATAAAACAGCAGCATCTCCTTTTATTATTAAATATACGTAGATTACAGCCCATTAAAACTATACATGAAAGCTGTCAGAAATTCTTAAAAGCACCTGTGAAGCTACTATTCCAATCACAAGTCCCGTGATGCATCCTGCCACAAGAAGCACCGGAATATAATACACTACGCTGTAGGTTGACAAAACTATAGCCGCAACTATTATCTGTCCTATATTGTGACACACTCCACCGACCAGGCTTATTGAAACCGAACTGAATTTATCTGATTTCTTAAGCAGGTACATAACGATAAAGCTTAGTATACAGCCTGCCAGTGAATATATGATGCTGAACGCATTTCCAAACATAAATCCTGAAAGCACCGCACGAAATACACATAGCAGAAATGTCTCCATGGGTGCTGCTATATAAAGCATGATTACTGTCACTATATTTGTAAGTCCAAGCTTCACTCCCGGTATGCCTACCGCAAACGGTATAAGTGACTCAACATAGCTTAGCACCAGTGCCAGTGCCATAAGCATACCAAGATATGCAATCTTTCTGGTTTTCATTTATCTCATTCTTTCTATAAAAATGTTCGGGTATCACTTGGATATCGAATCTATATCGGATTTCGTGTCGCTTTTTACCGTCACAACAACCTTATTCGGCAGACAGATAATCGACTCTCCCTCCTTGGATATCGCCTTCTGCTTCACACACAGATGATCCGGACAGTCGGCAGAGGTCATATCTGCCACACCGCCCTTTATGACAAGGGTGTTAGTAATATCGCCATCGCCGTTTTTTATCTCAATTGTATCATCCTTTGAAAGCGGATATGTGCCATAGGCCCTTCCATCGATAGTCACCTCGACACATGCATCGCTATCCGTATCCTGTCCCTTTAAATATACAAGCTTCCATATAAGAAGCAGAGCGACAGAGATAATTACAATAACCGATATCAGGATTATATCATTTCTGCCAAAACGCTTACGCATCCTCTTTTATCTCTCCCATATAGTAAAAGCCTCTGCACTCATTAAGCTTCACATTGTAGATATTTCCAATCATATCCTCGGTACCCGGAAAATGTACGATTGAATTATTGTCCATACGTCCGGTCACATAGCCGTCCTTCTGGTCGTCCATTTCCTCTGCAAGTACCGGCACCACTTTGCCCTCATAGCATTTTGCCTTTTCTGATGAGATAGTCTGAACCTCCTTTAAGAGCCTGTCAAACCTGTCCTTAACCACATCATCCGGCACCTGATTCTCCATGGTAGCTGCGCGTGTGCCTGTTCTCTTTGAGTAAATAAATGTAAAAGCACTGTCATATCTGACCTGCTTGACAACATCCATTGTCTCAAGGAAATCCTCCTCAGTCTCTCCCGGGAAGCCCACAATGATATCAGTTGTGATTGCAATATCAGGAATCTGCTCACGAAGTCTCTTTACCTCGTCGAGATATTTTTCCTTGTCATAGTGCCTGTTCATCTCCTTAAGCACTCTTGAGCTTCCTGACTGAAGCGGCAGATGCATATGCTTGCACACCTTGTCGCACTCCTTTATTGCCATAATCAGGTCATCGGATAAATCCTTTGGATGAGATGTCATAAAACGAATCCTCTTAAGTCCCTCAATCTTATTGACCTCGCGAAGAAGCTCTGCAAAGGTTATAGGATTGTCAAGAGTTTTACCGTATGAGTTGACATTCTGTCCGAGAAGCATTATCTCGCACACTCCGTCTGCAACAAGCTTTTCTATCTCTCTTATGATATCCTTAGGCTCCCTGCTTCTCTCACGACCTCTTACGTATGGCACAATACAGTAGCTGCAGAAATTGTTGCAGCCAAACATGATATTGACACCTGATTTGAAAGAGAACTTTCTCTTCACCGGCAGATCTTCGACAATCTGATTGGTATCCTTCCATATGTCAATCACCTGTGAGCCAGACTCGATATTGTTGCACAAAATCTCTGCAAACTTGAATATATTGTGGGTTCCGAATACGATATCTACAAACTTATAGTGCTTTTTGATATTTTCAACAACCTCCGGCTCCTGCATCATGCAGCCGCAGAGAGCAATCTTCATCAGAGGATTCTTTTTCTTGTAATTCTGCAGATACCCAAGTCTGCCGTACACCTTGTTGTTAGCATTCTCACGTACGGTACAGGTGTTGTATACAATGAAATCAGAGTGCTCATCAGTTCCTTCCACGTAGCCTATCTGCTCGAGTATTCCGACAAGCTTTTCTGAGTCGCGGGCATTCATCTGACAGCCGAAGGTCTTTAAAAACAAGGTTAGTGGTCTTCCCAGTTCTTCGGACTTTTTCTTGACATACTGCCTAGCCTTTGCCATGTAGTAGTACTGTCTCTCAGGCTCGTGGGTTGGCGGTGTCTGGGTGATATCTATGTCATCTAAGTTAATCATGTGTTTTTCCTCTCTTAATTAATCTCATGTGAGTATAGCACATTCATTCGATGTTTTGCAACAAATCATTGTCAATCAGACAATTAATGTATTCATTCACGCTCATGCCTCTCTTGGAGGCAGCGCTTTTGATTTTTTCTTTTTTTCCCGCTTTCATTGTCAGGTTGATTCTATCATATTTTTCTTTGATATATTTATTAATGTACTGGTTTTGATTAAACTCACTCATATTATTTGTTCCTCTTTTCGTTTACGATGTATATTATAACTAAGATGTCGAATATTATCTGACTAACTAAAAATAATGTTTCCATTTTACTACCTCCATTGACTTTTTCGTATTTTCGTAGTAAGTTGAGAGTGTGGGGAGCTTTCCGCTCCCCTTTTACTCAACTGTTTGTTGGTTACTTGTTGAGTATTAAGTTTAGCAATTGTAAAACGCTTATTATCAGATTTATAATTGCTGTGGCAAGAATGATGTTTTGAAGGGCTTCATTCTTGCCTTTTTTCTTTTGTCGTTTCTTTTTCTTACTCACTTGTCTTACCTCCTTACATGATTATAATATCACATTATGCGCATAATGTCAATAGTATTTTGCGCATAATGTTATTTTAAAATAAAAAAATAGGACATCCATCAATCTGACAGATGCCCTATGTTATAATAATTATTTAATTTGTTGAGTCGGTCGGCAGCTCATTGGTATACTTTGATAGTGCCTTTTTAACTGTGCGCCACACCTTTTTGACTGGTAAACCGCACAATGACATATTCTTCAATATGCTGACTATCTCGTATGCAATATATAACAGTGCGAAAAACTCCATTGTTCCGACTGTCTGTCCCGGAAGATATGTTCTTGCACCGGCCGGGATGAATCCGATGAGGTTCAATCTTATGATTGAGTCGACCAGAGCCAGGAGCACAAGAGAAATCAACATACCGACCTTTCTGATTGCTCCATTGATTCCAAAGTTTGAATTGAACTTTTTCTCCTTGATTGCTCGTAATACTCCGAAGATAGTGTCCATCACTATACAAATAACTACTATCTCCATAATTTTGTTGCTTGCTGTTGTTGCAAAAAATCTTGTAATATCATTCATCATTTTTTTCTTATCCTTTCAAGAGTCTGTATGTTGTGAGTAATCCGACATATGCATCCTGTGTCAGTCCTCTGTTCTTTTGGAATACCTTCACGCATTTAGAGAGATAGCTCGTCCACTTGCCGTAATCCGTGTCTAACTTTGTGAAGCTGTATACATCGTGCAGCGTTCTTCTTAACCACTTGATTGCAGTCGGGCAATGGTGTTTCTGTCCACTCCACAGATTGTGGTTTTTTGCGAATGCCTGTGAGTCAGCTCCGAATTTGCCGTCCTCTTTCAGTGCATCATCTCCTTTAAGGTCAAAGCCTACGTTCATGGCGTGCTGCCATTTTCTGACTTCTTCACTTTCCAAGTAATAGTTAACATTACCCTTCCAGCTCTCATCGCTCGGCTTGGCCGGTGCGGGTGCAGGCTGGCTTGTTGCTGTTGTATCTTTTGCTCCAAGCTCCACATATAAGAGGTTGGCATCTGTGCTGTTATTGAGTCCGGAGCAAGTGAATGCACTGGTGTACTGCCATCCATACAGGCTGTGTACAATGGCAGGCTTCTTGGCATCGTTCGGATTGTCCCCGATTGTCATTCCCTTAGTTGATGGATAACGCGCGATCCAGAATGGACAGTTAATCTGATTAGCATATGGCAGAATATAGGTATTGTAGAAGCTTAGCCCGGTGTACACTCCAAAATCAAGCCCTGCCGCCTTGATTTCTGACTGATATGTGTTGATGATGTCGATTAAGGTCTGTCCAAGTCCCTGCTGGCATCTGTCCTCTACATCAAGCCATACGAATGTCTTTCTTCCGGCAAGTACCTCAATCACTCTCTGTGCATCCGTCTTTGCCTTTCCTAATGTAGTTGCGTACGAATAATTATATACACCCTGAATCGGCATTCCGGCTTCTGTGCAGCCCTTCCAGTTCTGCTCGAAGGTCTTGTCTGGGTTTAGATCCTTTCTGATGATTTTTATAATGGCATACTGTACACCAGCCCATTTTACTTTGTTCCAGTCTATTGTTCCCTGGTATGATGATACGTCAATTCCTTTCATGATGTCTCTCCTTTCGTTCTGTGCATTTGTATTAATGTTGTTCATAAGCTTGCGCCCCTTTCTTTATATTATAAGAGCCGGCACCTCATTTGGTGTCGGCTCCTAGGCTCTATTTGTTAGTTACATATTAAATTTTATATTTTCTATCTCGCTCCCTAACCAGAGTTTAAGTAGCTTAACAAATGGCAAAATAACTATTAAAAATGATATTATGGGAACAATGATTGGTAAGATATGTTTTATATATTACAAACATATTATCAGTGGTGTTGTAAAAAATAAGGAATATTTCCTAGAAAATGTAACTAATCTCGGATTACCATTGCCATTAATGAAGCCTGATTTCCCGACTTTAACATCTCCAATGTTTATGGTGGCTGGTGATTGGAGTACCCCTACTGCCGCAATAGCCGCATTACAATTAAAAGCTGATGGTACATTATCATGGGTATCATCACATGGACATACAGAACCTCTTACTTACATGGGATTCATTGCATATATTGCAAAATAATTATTAGTCATGATAAAATAGTATATAATTTACTCTAATATTACAACTAGCGGTTACTTTATCTTTCCATACGACATAGATACCAGTTGTTGTGATTGTTGGCGATTCAAGATGCCCTGAAAATGCTGCACCATCACCGTTTGTAATTGATACACAAAGATTATCGAAATTGAATGTTGATGAAGATAATCCTAGTGCAGAAATAACATCATTTTTTGACAATAGTAAACATGAGTTATTTCCCGGTAAAATTTCAAGTATTTTGGTACCCATCTTCATGATGGAAATATTCCCTAAACTATTTAATTTATTAAGATCTGTCTTTAGATTACCTAAACTCTGGTTTAATGCACTTATAGCTCCAGTACACGTTCCATCCCCTATCTTGGATATGTCCGTTTTTCCTATCCGCTTTGTGATAAAATACTTTAATCCTGTAAGATCCAAATATTTTGCCATTTTTTCTCCTTCTTTCTATGCAAATGCCGCATCTATTTCACTATTGGTTATTGCAACCATATCCGACTGCTTTATATAGCTGCTTAGGTCAATTTCTCTTGTACCTAATTTTTCATACTTATTGTTAATCCATAAATATTCATCATACACATTCTGTCCTCTTCCAGAATTGGCAATTAAATAAAACGTTCCCTTAACGCCTGTTGATGGCAATGTCTGCACTACTTGAAAATCCAATTTAGTAATACCGGCCATCGCTGTTGAAATGGCCGATGTTACAAATGCTGTTGATGCGGCCTGAGTATTATTTGTACCAGCTGATGCTGTTGGCACTTTAGGTGTACCAGTAAAAGACGGACTCGCTATAGGTGCTTTCTTAGTTAGCTCAGCCTGTACTGCCTTGTTTTGTACCGGGTTTGTTGAAGTGCTACTCAGTTCACTATCTACTGTTGTCTTATTTGCACCTTCCGCTATTCCATCAAGCTTTTTCTTATCACTTACTGACATAAGACCATGTGCAGTCTGTGTTGCATCAGAATAAGTTGTATTTGTCGGTGCTCCATATGTACCATCCCCTCGTAAATACTTTCCATAATCGCCAGCTGCCGGTGCAGGTACCAATCCTGACGTTCCAGCTGCTGAAGCTGTTGCACCTTTCATAACAGCATACGTTGTATTTTCTTTCGGTGGTGTATATCCAAGTGCTTTTATTACATTATCACTTGTAAGCTCTCCTCTGATAGTTTGTGATGATTTGTTTTCAACATTGCCTAATCCGATTTCTTCCTTTGAATGTGTGTGTCCTTTATCACTTTTATCTTCCAATAGAGTTTTAATTTTACTAATGATGTATACCGCACCTGTAAGATTTAAATATTTATTTTCCATAGTTCTCCTTTCTGTTATCTAAAGTCCATTAAATATAGCCTCTATTTCTTCAATGGTAATAGCATTATCATTATTAACTGCATTCACCTCCTCCGGGGTGTATGATGGTTTGTTTTGTGCTTTAGCCCATTCTGGTATGGTTGGATCTGTCTCATACATATCTCCTGATATTTCTTTTCCATTCAAGCGGGGTTTGTTTTTTAGCTGTTCATAATCATCCATTATGTATATTTGCTCACATTCAATTCTTAATTCAGTATCATTTTCCATTTCAAGTTCAATTTCTGTCATATCATCCCCTCTTTCAATATATCTTCAACTGGTACTGACTTGATATTGCTTGCAATTACATTTTCATCTTTTGTCTTTGCCCTGACCTGTATCAATACATTCTTCATAGCATCAAGCTGCAGTGTTTCATCTTGAGATAATTTAATAAATAATGTTTCATCCGAAGTATTCAATTGATCCATGGACTTCTCAAACTCATATTTTCCCTGTTTAAAGGTTACATATATTTTTTCCAAATTATTTATATCACAACCTTTTAATTTTATTTTGATTGTTGGAGTTGTTCCTCTTCTCATACTTCACCTCTTGTCTCAAAACTTATATTGCATCAATTTCCTTGGTACTTATAGTTTCTATTTTATCTACTTTTTGATTGACACTTTCAATTTGTTTTCTAACAGCCTCCCCCGCTGTATCGTATGACTCTCCTGCAAATCCTTTTCTCACATCCTTAAGCTCTGCTTCGTAGTTGCCAAATCTTTTTAACAATTGTTCCACAAGTGTAGTCTGCTTTTCCTCTTCCTCATCACCAAATCTCATTTTTCCAGTACATTTAACAATTATGTTGAACGATATCAGCTTACTGTCACCATCTATCACTCTGATCTGCATAACATTCTGCCCTGCATGAAAAAATGACTCAGAAGGAATAATCGTAATCGTATTTCCATCCACTTCTGCCAAGGCTTTATTAGGCTCAGCCATAGTTCTTGTACACATACTGTACACAACTGCTGCCGCTGTACCCGGAATAGTGTAATCCTTTATATCAAACTCTAATGCGATTGAATTTGTGCCCTCAGTTACCTCTATTGGAGCCTGAAGCACATTCTTTGTAACATATATGTCTCTTTTGATAGTCTGCATTCAAATATCTCCTTTCCTATGCAGGAATAAATCTAACTATATATCTTCCAGCCGGTTCTACACCTGACTCAAGGAAATCATACCAGGATCTCGCATATTGTCTTCGTGCTTCTTCCTCTTCCACACCGGCTCTCTCAAAGTTCTTGAGGTAAGCTGAAGCAAGATACTCCGGTGTCTCTGTACTTGTTTTAAATTGAGACCATGTCAGATTATACGCAGATGTTTTAATCCATTCACCTGTAGATTCTGATAACTGATCAATCCAATATAACTGTACTGTTCCATCTCCTATATCGTATCCGTTAGCCTTTGCCCAATTTGTATATTTGGTTGCCGGAGTCCACTGCACCAGTCCATAGCCACCGGAATAGTTGTCCTCTTTAAGGCTTTGCCACAATCCAGGATTAATGGTTGATTCTCTCTGCATATTTCCAAGCAGGCCTGAGATTGCATTGATTGTCCAGCCTTTATCACTTAGATATGTATAAATTTCTTTGGCATTGCTCTCCATCTCTCCCTGCGTCAAATATTTATTATTACTAATCATGGATAAGCACCCTCTTTCGATTTTCCTCCTATAAGCAGGCCTCCAACATAATTCTCATAAGTTCCATCCGAATACTCTACTGTTCCGGTAAATCCGTTATATCCGTTTACACCGAATGACTGGCAATCAACATATACCTCGCCAGTCTTAAACATTCTAAATAATGCATTTTCAGTACCGATTTTAAAAATTTCATTACTTACTGCAAAAATTCTCCCGACAGTATTACCACTTTTGTCCATGATCTTCATCTCCCCCTCTGAGATCTCTACTCTTCGGCCAAATTCATCACTTCCACAAGTGTATTTACCATTTGTCAGTATTCCATCTTTATCCATGATAGTTAGGATAGCTCCATTACCATCTAATACTTTTATAATGCCTGCTATGTTGTCTATTCCGCCAATGGTCAATGTTCCTCCATATATCCTGTCTGCCAGCATGGTTCCGGCTATAATATAGTCGGCAAAAAAGCCTTTCCCGGTTCCGAATGTACTCCATATCCAGTCTTTTCCATCAGCGGTCCTTTTGGATGCAATCTCAAATCCCATTGATCCAAGGCACATAGCTCCGAACGTAGGTGAATCAGGGTTTAAATCCTCAAAAAGCATGGCTCGTACATCCTGCTTTTGAGCTACATCACGTAGTGCATGAAACTGTGTTTTCACTGCATCCAGTATTCCCTGCACCTGAGAGCCGATCACAGATCCATCTTCTCTGATTGCGCTCTCAATTCGGTTATTAATACTGACCTGATTTGATATGTAATCAAATTGATAATCGCCCAGCGATACAGATAATATGCGGTCATTCACACAATCCCACTCTAATTCCGTAACTCTTGCATCTGTAACTATATCAAGATTATTGTTTCTACAATGTACGGTATCACCAAGAGACACTTCTACAAGCCCCTTGACATCGGCATACAGCTCTGTATCCTCAATCATTACCATATCCACAGATATAGTTACTTGAGGCTTGTCTGCCCCCGCTTCCCACTGTTCCTGACAGCGTTTTCTAAGTGCAGCCTCCAGTTGTGCCGGTGTATCGCATATGATCACACCTTTCGATTCATCATCTTCCTGTGCATCAGCTCTCATTTTTACATCTTCAAATTTCATTGTTGAATATTTGACTGTTGGATATTTGTCTATAAGAGGGGAATCAACCCAAGGAGCATCCCCATCTATCTGATATCCGTTATATGCCTGTGGAATGATCCGGGTAACCACATTTCTTAGCTCAACCTCCTCTTTCATTCCGTTCTCAGCAATGTTTTTTCCGTAAAGGATCTCAACACCTCTGTCGCTGCCAGCATGACGATTTATTATCGCTTTGTAATTATCATATACGATTTCACCGCCCCATCTCTTAACAAAAGAATTCTCATCGTCACCATTGATTGCTTCGATGAGATTTTTATTTTGGTAATATGCAGTTCCAGTCGATGTAATATCTGTTTCGGCTGTATACTTTTTATTCGGTGCAGTCATGATATCAAGAGCCTGCTGCCCTGTTTTGTCAGTTGGACGGACATCCAAAAGGAAACAATCATCTGCCGCATCCATAAATATAGGCTGCAGATCAGCAGATATTCCGGAATCACTTTTTTCCTTATGAGTTATTCTGAAAAGCTGCTCTCCATTAAAGGAAGGCATCTTAACAACTGCTCCCTCTTTAATATACTTCCAGCGGTCTTCTGAATCCTTTGGATGTTCAAGCGTTACCTCCCATGTTCCATTCAATACGGCATGAACGGATGCACTTGAAGGAAATAATGACATATCTCCGTTCTGATCAAAGTTTGTATTTTCAATGTTATATATCTGGATCATAAGCACCTCCAATTAGGTATCACTTTCAGATTTCCTCCGTAAAATTCAATCTTGTTGTTTCCCGGCTGTAGATACATATCTTCATAATTTCCTGACACTTTGGTATTATTCAAAGTACCATCCTCGCGATACGCGATCATCCGATCTGTATCTATGGTCAGATTTTGACCAACATTAGCAGTCATCGTTTTTCCATTGATCTTAAGCGTACACATACCTTCTGCTGCAATCTTATATGTCGGATGACACTCTATATAAGGATTCCAGCAAACATCTTCTATGTCATATTCCATTGCACCATCTACGGAATATTGAAGCCCATCCAGTGTGTGAAATATCGCTGTAAAATTGCCTATCCGCTCAGATGTCCTCTCATTATCATCTAATTCAACATAGGTTATTTTATAAAAAAAGCCTGCATCATCAGATATAATAAGTTTTGCATTTCTTTCTGACAGCCACTGTTTTGCCATTCTCCAGCGATCATTCCACCTGTCTACTACTCCGATATAATTAAATGGTATCTTTATTGGTGTTGCTGCATATGTGCCATTAAACTTGTATATGGTTCCATCCCGCCCTGATAGTTTTACCTCTTCCATATTCGGCTGAGCGGCAGGAATAGATATCAACTCCCGGGCAAATATCTGAAGCGAAGAGCCTCTTATGTCATTGTATTGTATGTCCTGCATTATTTTCCTTTCGCCCCCTGTGTTGCTAATGTCTTATTTGCCATCTGCTTAAGAACGAGATTTGTAAGTAATGTGATCGACTTCTTGTCTCCAATATAAATGTCATTCTGACATACCAAAGTCATTTTTTGTATTGCATCCGCAATCATGGAGGCTAATACACTGTTATTTGACTCATTTTCTTCTCGCATGTAAGTTTTCAATAACTCAATTGGTAATACAGCCTCTTTGCCTGCTTCTCCTCCACCCATAAATGAGTTACCGTTCTGTCCGAAAATTGTCGGACTGTTCAGGATTCCTCCGTTCGCATACCAATCCACAGAAATTTTAGGTACCTTAAGTGGGGAAAGTGACCACTCTCCACTCGCTTTAAAATGAGGCAACTTTATTTTTGGTAATTTCCAATCGAAATCGAAGAATCCTTTAATCTTATCAATAGCTCCCTTGATAAAATCGGCTACAGCTCCGAATATGGCATTTACACCATCCCTGAACCATTCGCACTTATTATAAAGTGTCACAAAAATAGCTATAAGTGCTGCAACTGCCGCAATAATTATAAGTATTGGATTAGCGGCCATGACTGCATTTACTGCTGCAAAACCAGTTTTTATAGGTCCTAATACAGGTGCAATTTTAGATATAATGCCAATTAGTGATGAAACCCCTCCTGCTACCTTGCTTATGATAGAAAACACAGGGCCAACTGCTGCCACTACCAATACGCATCCGGCAATCAATCTCTGTCCTTCCGGGGAGAGCTGATTAAACTCTTCAATCAATCCGGCAACCAATTCTGTAATTTTGGTAATCAGCGGTGCAACTGTATCCGCAAGCTCAGCTGTTGCCTGTTGGAAATCTGCTGTTGCCTTATTTCCGTCTACCAAATTCTTATTGTTTTCCTGCCATTTTTTTCCTGCATCTACGAGACCCTGATTCGCCATTTCCTGCATGACCAGGTTTACTCTCTCACTTTCGCTTCCGCAAGCTGCAAGCTTTTCATTAAATGCATCCTCTGAAGTTCCCGCCCAATTGAGCATATCCGCAAAAGTCCCCGTAACAGTACTTGTTTTCACAGTCTCATTGATTGATTCTGCAAGTCCATCAATGGGAATACTATCCCCGTAAGTTGCCCATGCACCAATCGTCCCCTCAATTACCGTGCTTAATTCTTCTTGTGACAAACCTAACGCCTGAAGATTGGCCGTAGTTGTTGCAGCTGTCTGATCATCTGCAAGCACACCATATAAGGTTCTATAACTTTCCGCTGTTTGTTCTGCTGTGTACCCTGCATTTTGGCTTGACACCTCAAGCGATCCCATAATTTTACGATATTCTGCTGTTGCAGGTACTGTAGCTGCTGTTGCCGCTACTATGCCTGCTGCCGCCGTTGATATTCCACTAAACTTATCCCCTGTCTCTTTTGCTTTATTTCCAAAAGCCTGTACTTTTTCAGCATAACCTTCCGTTACAGCTGCTCCGCTTTTCAGCTTTTGCTCAACATCTTCCAGCTTACTTTTGTAACCATTAAGTTTTGTAGTAGTTTCATTTATCTCGTTCTTTTTGTCCTGAATTGCTTTTTCATCTTTATTTTCAGCAGATTTAAGAATATCCAATTGTTTTTTTAATGATTCAAGTATTCTTTCGTAATTCTCTGTTTGATTTGAAAGATACTTCTGTTCATCTTTATATTTTACAATCGACTTTATATGATCGTCATATTTCGATTTAAGAGCTTCGATTTCAATCTCATTCGCCTTAATTTTATCTGTAGACTCTGCAATTTTATCAGATAATTTCCTAATTTGTTCCTTACTTTCTGCTGCCCCGCTCTCAAGTTCTTCTGTTACTTCAGCAAGGCCTTTCTGATATTTTGTTAAACTAATCTGTGCGCTTGTAAGCTGGTTCTGCTTTTTTCGGACTGCATCCTCATTTCTGTTTTCTGCAGATTTCATTTCTTCAAGCTCACGCTTCAGAATTTCCACCTTATCAGAATAAACGTCCGTCTGTTTTGCCAGATATTCCTGACGGTCTTTTAACTTTTCAACTGCAGTAGTGCTGTCATCCCATGCCGCTTTTGCAAGTTTAAACGAATTACTATTTTCCTGAACGGCTGTATTTACCTGCTGCATCGTCTTTTGAAAGTCTGCTGCACCATCTGCCTTAAACACTAATCCAACTCTCTTCAGTTCATCCGCCATATAACGTTCTCACCATCCTCGCTTTCTTCTCACAGAATATCTCGTATTGTTCGCAAAAAAAGACGGGACATGAATGGAAGAACTCGTCCTCTGTCATTCCCATCTCTCTCGCATCAACCATATATTCAGCCCAATTTATCTCGAGCTGAATGCTTTCATCTGTGCTTTCGATTCCTCTTTTTTTTTAATTTTGTCAACTTCTTTCTGATAAGCCTCTACAACTTCAAGAAGTTCTGTTGGATCCGGTGGCACAAGCTGAAGTGCTTCATCAAATGTCACTTTTCTCCCATTGCTTCTTACCATTGCATAGATAAGCTTCGCTGCAAAATTCATCTTGTCGCTGTCTGTTGCTTTTCCAATCTTTTCAAGTTTGTCTATTCTCCGTCCAAGCTTTGAACCACCTATCTGATCAAGATAATAAATAGTTCCAAAATTCATTTTGGCTTCTATTACCGTTCCATCAGTCAATCTTATCATCTTACCTTTATTCATCTAATCAGACCTTTCCACTCACTTTCCCAACTGCTACCACAAGATCATCTTTTGTAAGTACCGGCTTACTAAAGAATTTTTCCTCTGTGAGTCCTTCCGGTGCAGATGCACTCTCTACCCTTGCAACAATGTCTCCATCCTCATTGAACGGATATGCTTTGATTTTGATTGTATCTGTCTGCTCGTTTGCCTTCTCCTCAGATGTTGATATATCATCAGAGTTCTCACTTAGCTTGCACTTCGGATACCAGTCGTATCTATATCCGCCTTTTCTTAATTTGACCACCTTACCATAAGCAAAATATGGTCGTGGTCTGTTTCCACCTGAAAGAATAAGACCATCCGCATCAACATTGTCTCCACGTAATTTTGCAAGTGTATCAGCTGGGAAAGCAACGACCTCAACTTCAATATCCGTTGATGTCGTGGAGATATCGCTGTCATATACTGTACCTGAAGCATATGTATCAGAAGCCTCTCCATTTTCCGTGACTTTTACACTTTTAACTACTTCTGTCTTCTCCACCTCTTCCGCAAATGTGGATGTCCACCTGCCATCTGTATCCATTGTATTGAAGCACAAATACTGAGCTCCTATTGTCTCCTTCATTGGTGGTCGCTTAGTTTTAATTGCCATAATTGCCTCCTGTTTTATAAATCCAATGCTGCTATCATTTTTTTATAGTATCTTTCTTTGTTCTGTTCAAATAATGGTTTCAAGTGAGCTTTGGCGCTCATTTTTTTCGTGCCATGTTCAAGCATCGGTCCGTAATACTTGCCCCATCCCACATCTATTCCTGTCTTATCACGCTTATAACTAAATGAGTCAACCAGATGTGTATATCCCGGAGCTGTGACCTTTCTTCTTGGCTTTGGCAGGCGCAACAGGTCGTTAACAAACTCCTTTGCTCCCTCCTCTATTGCATCCAGAGCACTTTTTTCGTCCACTTTTGAAAGATAACTTCCAAGCATATCCTGAAATTCTTCCATTCCGGAATCTTCAAATGTAATATCATTCATTCATTGTCTCCAGCGAGAAATACGAATGCCAAATTTTATCGTCTGTAATAAATTCATGCAGGATAGTTGGGTGTAGTCCCTTTTTGCGCATCATATCTCTCAGCATTATCAGCTTTTCATTTCTTGGTGTGCGAGAATAAAAGCTCACCTGCCATGTGATTTTATCTTCATAGTTGTCACCTGATGCCATCACATCATCCCATGCTATTTCCCAATAATCAATTCTCGGAAACTTCTTTCCATTATCAAGATCAGATATTCCTTCATTGACCGGACAGCCAGTGGCATGTAACATCTCACTAAGTTCCTGTTTCGTCATCATATACCTCCCTGTCATATGCCGGAGTCTTAAGTGTCAGTTCTGTTTCTTTGAAACCGTCTTTAGTGGTCACGTGAGCCACATTGTATATCTCATGCTGTGCTCCATCTATTACACAGATGCACTTGCTGTTGACCTGCTTATACTGTGGAATACTGATTTTCATTGTAACCTCTATTCCATCTGCAGACAGCTTAGCTCGTGTTGTATCAAATACAGAAAGCTCCCTGTACCAGATATGCATCCCGGTAGATCTTACCTTTTCCACCGGAAAGTCCTGCAAATTATCCTCCTCTATCCTGAGAAGTTCCAGCACACCATCTGTATATTCAGGCATTGCCATCCACTTCCACCTCCGTTTCCATCTGCCACGTTAAAATCATACTTGAATAATTATCCATAAACTCACTGACTCTATGATGATATGCATAATACATGTAATTTTTAAGCAGCATCCTATATGTCAGATCTGTTGTGATATTGCAGCCGGGATTTAAGCTCCCGACTGTACATTCACCCTCTCTTGCAAGATTTGCAAGCTGACTGTCTTCGTAATATGGCGGAATCTGGAATTCTGCCCTCATCTCTGATACCAGTGCTGTCAGTTCTGTGTTCTCCATATTACTGCCTCTCTTTTATTATTCCTGTCCAGCCTTAACGATTGTAGCCTGTGTTACAGGGAGCACATACTCCTCCAGCTTAGTTACATCAAAGATAACTGCAACATTGTCATCTACGGCACGGCCGTTTGCATAACATGATGCGATAATGAGATCTGCATTTTCCATAGCCTTTGTCTGGTCATACTCATTGACTCTCACACCTGTTGTTCCCATAGTGTAGTATCCTGCAATTGTAAATGCAGCCTTACCCTTCGGACAATTTGCATCTACGATTTTCTCGATGTCAATGAATGACTTGTTGACATAGCCGCCTGTCAGAGCCTCTCCATACATGCATGGATCCACATATTCTGCCTCGTCTGACGGATTGCAGATAAGATACAGCTTGTCTACAACACGCTTACCATTATTGGTAAGAGTCTTTCTCACATCTGAAAGTCCTTTAGGGCTGAATTTTGTGATGTTTGTCACAACCGTCTTAGCCTTGTTGGTACCGTCGCTGTTTGATGTTCCAATCTGACGGAAAATACCAATCGGTCCTGTCTTTCCATCTCCATCAAGATATCCCTTTACAAGACCATCCTGCATGGCTTCTGACAAAATTGCCATAAAATAACGGTCAACAAACTCAAGCGAAAGCTCTCTGATTGCCTTTGGAATAACTAAGTAAGCGGTGAGCATGTGAAGGTCAATGTTAAGTGCTGAAATCTCTGTGCTCAGCTCGCCCTTAACTGAGTCTGTAAGAGCTCCCCATACTGCTGCACCTGTATGTGATGCAACAATCCACTTCTTGACATTGGCAGGTGCCATGTTGACAAGCTTAAGGATTGGTGATGCTTTCTTGACATCATCAAGTGTTCTGTCAATGATTTCAGTCGGAATGATATCAATCTGATTGGCCGTGATTGACTGCTTGATATCTTTGAAGCCTTCATAGAAGTTTTTCTCTTCCTGTGAAAGGTTACGGAGTCCGAGCTGCTTCTTGAAGTCGGCATCATGGCTCGCACGCTCTGCCTCTGCTACAACCTGATTGATCAGATCTTCATGCATAGCTTCCTGCATCATCTTGATTGACTGCATAATTGCTTCTGATTTTTTCTCTGGCGGTGCATCATTTAAAAGCTGCATTACCTTGTCTTTTACTTCCTGGTTTAAATCTTCTACCTTCATTTATTTTCCCTCCTGATTAAAAAAAGCACCCCAACCGGTGCAGTCTGTTTCTGGTTCTTTTTTGTGTGTAAGCTGATAGAACTCTGCCAGCTGTTTCTGATGCTCTGTACGATTCTTTAGCCGCTGCTGCAGCATTTCATTTTCTTTCAGCACCTCCTGCAATTTTACATCCGATGCTGTTTCTTCTTTTGGTGCTACCCCGATTTCATCAATCAGGCCATATTCCAAGGCCATCTGTGGGGACAGCGTTGTTGTCTTATGCATCATCTCCCGCAGCTCATCCTCGGAAATTTTTGCCCGCTGCATAAACAGTGCTACACAGCTATCCATAGCGACATCCAGATTGTCCGCTTCTGCTCTCAGGTCTGCAGCATTTCCGCTTACCGTCTCCCACATGTCATGAATGATTGCGGTCGTACCCTGCCCCATAATGCGCTTATCGCATGCCTGCAAGATCGTAAAGGCTATCGAATGGCATCCGCCCATTACAATTCCCGTTTTATAAGATCCATGCTGCTGCAGCATATTATAAATCGCGGTTCCCTGATCGACGCTTCCGCCATTGGAATTAAAGTAAATCTTAATCTCATCGGTCTCCGGAATTGCATCCAGAAGCTCCTTAAAATGCTTTGCTGACGTCTCAGAATCTTCGTACTGCCATGTGTCCCAGTTGAACGGACCTGTTTTTCTTATTTCATCAAAAATAAAAATCTCATGAATATTATCCGTCTGCTGGAACCTGTAGATTACATTTTTCTGTTCCATGTCCTATTTCCTTTCTTTAAATTTTATGCTGTTTGACGGACAGCTCCGAGATATTGGATCACCTCCTCATCATCTAAATAAGTTCTTCTGTTTTCACATTCTGTCCCTCCTCTGCATAGTTTTTGGTCAGCGCTCTCGCCTGACTGAAATCTGTATTAAGTAATGGATAACCTACCATTTCACGCAGCTCATCATAACTAAATCCGATTCCGCGCAGCTTATCCAAATTTACAGCACTGTCTACAACATCCACATGCTTAAATCGAGCAAGCCATACAAGCACACGTTCGCATTTTTTACTGTAATCATTCTCACCAACGATATACGCTGTTAAAGTATCGTTAATTACTTCCGCCACAGGGCTGCATGCATATGTGATAAATTCATTCGTTGCATCGGATTTTTCCGTGATATTCCCATTAAATACTGCTTCCGGAATGTCAAAGGCATTGGCTGCTTCGTTGTTTATGGCCAAGGCAACCTTGGCAAGCTCCTCCGCTTTTGCGCTCGCATTTATCTGTATATTTTCAAGTGAGACACCTTCCGACTCTGTCATTACCGTCAGATCTTCGCTCTCAAGCATTCTCTTGATTTTCTCTGCATACATGTCCTTGGTGACTATCTTGTCAGTTCCATCAGCCTGCTTTTCCCTGAAGGACTGTGCTGCACCCAGCTTCAGTTTAAATTTTGGCTGATTTGATAGACGAATCATGTAATTAATTGCATTGAGCGTATTGTTATATTGATTCACAACGGACTCCAGATATACTCTTATCTTTGCATTGTCGTACCGTAAGTGGATCACCTCTGATGACATAAATTTTTTGTATAAACCATACTGTTCTCCTGCACATTCAATCGTTATGTTGCTATATATGCGCTCTGACAGCACACTGTTTGACACTTGCCATGCAGACGCTTTGTAATATTTGCCGTTCATCGGTATGATAAGCGCTTCCTGTGTCCATAACAGTTCTCTTATAATCCTTGTCCAGAAATAGGTGCCACACTCATGGTCATTTGGCATTACATTGAGTCTGTACTCTATACTGCTTTTCTGTGTGCTGTCTGTCTGAACTATTATGTCCGACTTTGCAATTGCTCTTGCAATCATCATCACAGCTTTTTCAATTGCCAGTTTTGACAGATTAAGCTTTTCCAAGTCAAGCGCAATAACCTCTGCCATAGACTGCATCTCTTTATTCTTTTTTTGAAACAGAAAATCAAACATTGCTGCCTCCTAAATGTATATTATTTGAACCTCCAGCTCATCTTTGCAGAACATTGCAGCATCAAAAGCCATGAACCCATCATTTTTCCTGAGCTTCGGTTCTACCTTTCCAAACATCTTATTGCCAAATTTATCTTCGGTAACACTTGTGTTGTTGGTGTACCAACGCATTATTGCTGATGCTCCAAAGTTAATCATGCCCTGACTGAACATAGACTGAATAAAAGGTGCAATTATTCCGGTTGCTGATGTAATCTTTCGTATCAGCCGGACTACACCGTTCGGATTCTTACGATCCTCAATCGTAAGGCCCCGTTCCTCGAATGCCATCTTAAACAGAGTGTAACGGTATGTATCCATTGCTATCTTCTTGACATCATATTCGGCACATCTTTCCATGCACCAATCAACTATGCTATTCACATCGATTACAGGTCCCGGTACCACCTCGAAATCATTAAATTCGGTCTGCCCTATGTTCTTAAGCGGGAACTTGATGGAGTCTAAAAAAGGCGATTCAGCACAAATCCATGTGTGCTGTCGCCATATATATTCTCCTGATTCGGTTTTTGTAAGGACTCCTGCTGATGCAAAGTCCCTGATGTCAGCATAATCGATTCCAATTACAGCTGGCTGCCCTTTTGTATCGATTGTCATTCTTGGCTTTTTCAGTTCTAATTCCTCTGTCGTACTGCCCTCATAACATGCACGCAGTACATTCAGCCATGTTGTGACCGTTTCCTCTTCCTTTCGTGCCGATCTGTCCATTCGTTTTGTAATAAATTCCGGTCTCTTTGACGGTATCTTTTTCATTTCAAGATAATCGAGCATTATCTGATTGGCCAGAATCGGCATATACTCCATTGATGGGTTGGCTTTGTGCCATGCATCAGGAATATCAACTTCTTTCATGCTGTCAATTTCGCAAATGAATGGATAATATCCCAGTGGATTTTCACCGGTCTCAAGGATTTCCGCGCACATTGATGAAATCTCATCCAACGGACCGTCTCTGACGTAGCCATCTGTGGTAATAATAAACTCTCTGGAATGTTTAACTTTTCCGAATGAAGACTCAAACACATTTATCTGATCATAATTCTCGTAAGCATGAATCTCATTGAGCACCAGGCATCCGGTTCGCTTGCCGTCTTTGGTTTTGGCATTTGAAGTGTTATATTTCATTTCAGAGCCTGTTGCAAGATTCGTAATCAGCTCCTTTGTTACTGAAAATTTTCCTTTGAACTTTGCATTTTCATGTAGCATGTCATAGGCAACCTTGAAAGTGTCCTTGACCTGATCTTCTGAGTTAGCCACAATCTCAACATGATAATTTCTGACACCATACAGAGGTGTCTGCATAAAATTTACCAAGGGAACAATGAAGCCGTCCTTTCCATTTCCACGTCCTTCTTTGATGAAAAACTTTGGGAATACCGGAATATCGTCTTTGTACATGAATACAAACGCGTATATAAACTTCTGGTATGGAAATAGCTCATAATAATTTACTTTGCAGTATTCGAGACAATTCTCATAGGTCTCTTTATCGAAAAAAATATCATTTCGCTTAAGTAATGGCTTTACAATGTTCTTGATAAGCTGTTTTCGCTTTTTATTTATCCACTTCGGATGTTCTTTGACATATTTGAGATAATCATCAATTTCCTTACAGATAACCATCTGTTGCTTTTTCCGGTTCAGGTACCGGATCCTTGAGTCTCAGATCAGCTAAAATCTTGAGCATAGTTGCTGTGGTTTTTTGCAGATTGACAACAGAATCATTTGTTTTCTCGACTTCAACTCCGTTTCCGTTAATAGTCTTGTATCTGAGCCCTTTGGACTTGATGTCACTAATCAGCTTCTTTTTCAGTGACCAATAATATACATAATCGTCAATCATATCTTTGTAAAACTCTGCATTCATTCCCCGAAGCTCCAACTGCTTGACCAGAGAATCTCTTATTTCCGTTTTTGTCAA